GGATTGACTACTCAGGCGGATTGATACTCGGATGGAAACTAAACAAAAGCCTAGGGATGTTTCTTGAGGGCAGATACCATAAGTACTGGAACAGAGAGTGGCACAACTTTTCTGTCGGTTTGAACTACGTAATTATTTGATATGGCAAAAGAACTGAACGAGGATACTGGATTTCACGTAAGTGTAAAAACGCTAGTAGGCATTGGTGCTGGCATGGCAGCCGTGATTAGCATGTGGTTTGTGCTTCAAGCTGATATAGCAGAGGCAAAGGAGTTGCCTGTGCCACCAGATCCAGAGATTACACGTATGGAATTTGACATGAAGGACCAACTAATTCGACAGACTATTATGTCTACTCAGGAAGATGTCACCGAGATTAAAGAGGACATGAAAAGAATCGAAGAAAAAATCGATAAACTAAAATGAGAAATGAAAACGCTTGCAACTGTATTATTTGCGCTATTATCGGCAACTGCTTTTGTAGCTGTTGTAACGGCTGAAGAATCAGAGGTCTGTCCGTCGGGCATTTGTGTTGTGGAGTTTAACGCTCAGTTTAACTCCCAAAACAGTGTAGATTGGATTGACAAGCTTATTGATTGTGAAGTCGCTAGGGTAGATATCTTAGAAAGACCTGATATGCAGAAGGAGCACAGCATAGTTGTTGTTCCTACTGTTATTATATTTAACGAAGGAAAAGAAGAAAAAAGATTTCAAGCCAACATCATGATGTCTTTAGATGCAACTAAAAAAGACGTTCAGGGTGCTATAGATGAAATCATAATGAGCTCGTTCTGATGAAAACTATGAGATATAAAAAAGGTGGTAAATTTACCATCACTAATAAAAAAATGTCTATTGACCCACCCAAAGGTTTTCACTGGATGGAAGAAAGCGGAAGATATTATTTGATGAAAGGCGATTACGTGCCACACCCTGGTGCTGTAAAGAAAGCTACGTTCAAGATGGCTGACCACCCAAAGAAGAAGTGATGGCAAAGAATCCAGCACAGCAAGCAGCGATCGCTATCGCTATGAAGAAGGCAGGGAAAAAGCCTAAGTCCGCGAAGAAGGGGATGAAGTTCAACCCGAAGTATACTCGTGGTAGTTCGGATGTAGAGAGAAGAAAAAAGCTCATGGCACAGATTGCTGCCATATATAAAAAATATAGAGGGACAAAAGCTAAAAGAAAAAAGAAAGGCTTTCCCCCTGCTGTAGCCGCAAGACTAAAAAGGCTGATGGCAGAAAGAGACAAGATATAAACCTTTAAAAAATAAAACTATGGATCACGGTAACAGAAACGGGAAGATGAAAGTCAAGAAGATGCCAGGCGGTGGCATGATGAAAAAGAAAATGCCTATGTACATGTATGGTGGCAAAGTATTCAAAGACGGAGGCACTATGCTGGAGGGCATCCTAGAGGATCCTGTACAGGCTAAGGCTGCGGCGAAAAACCCTAACGTCAGAAAACAAATGGGAATGTAATGATAGTTCTTAAAAAGGGAGGAAAGACCAAGAAGAAGAAAAAAGGTCGGTCCTTTAAAGATTTAGACGCCGCAGAAAAACAAGTCTATCGCCGAGGTCTTGCTGCTTATATGTCTTCTGGTAACAGACCAAAAGTATCTCAACACGCTTGGGCTATGGCTAGGGTAAAGTCTGCCTTTGGAAAAAGAGAGGCTGCTAAGATTAGAGCGGGAAAGGGTAAAAAGAAGAAGAAAAAATAATCGTTATATTTGCATTCATATAACTAATAATTATGGCTACAACTACTGCAACAATTACACTTTCGAGCGCTGACCTCACTGGTGACGCTCTTGCGCTGTCAACTACAGCGACACTCACTAAGGCGGGAACGCTTACTGGTTTAGATCAGACTACAGGTGTAGGTAGAAAAACAACTACTTCTACTTCACTGTACAACTTGTTTGATGGTAGCGCATACACTGCTGCAAAAGCTCACAAGCTTTACATCAAGAACACTAGCACTGTAGCTACAGAGTACGCTACAATTTCTATTGGTGATTCTGGTGGTACTCCAGAAGAAATCGGAAGATTGTATGCAGGGGATTGGATGTTTATTCCTTGGTCTGCGCACGATGCAGCGAATGACATTTGCATCACACCCAGCGTCAGCACAGCGTTTACTATTGAGTACGCACTGATTTTTGAAGCATAATGGCAACAGTAACAGCAGCTCTTAGCATAAACAGCGCTGATGTCCTGACAAGCAATCTAGCCTTGACGGTCAACTCAGTTATTAGCTGTGACTCTGGCAGTTTGATCAGGGCAAAAGTAAAAGGCACGACTGCTGATACTGATGATAAGCTATTGTATAAGGCTAATCAGAAAAATGACAGAGCCTATCTGTTTATCAGAAATCTAGAAACAGAGCTGGAGAACTACATCTACGTCAGAAACGAAACAGAATCTAACACCGCACTTGTAGCCAAAATCGGCGGTGGAGAGTTTGCTTTTATTCCTATTGCTCCAGACAAAACATACGAAGCTATCGCCACAAGGGTTGACTCAATCATTGAGTACGGCGTCTTTGGTAACGACAACTCAGCAGTTCAACTCGGATAATAGATAAGATATGGCATTTAAGACAGTAACTGTAACACCAAGTATTGCGGCAGAGCAATTTGTACAGGGGGACGTTCTTTTTAATCCCACTGAATTAAAACTTCCTAATCGGGGTGCTAAATTAACATCTTTGTTTGTTGTTGATACTGAAAATCAGCTTAATAACGAAACGCTCTCTATTTATTTTTTTCAAAAAAATACAAACAACTTAGGTACGGCAAATGCAACAGCTGACATAAGCATTGCTAACTTTAGGGCGAATCAATTTATCGGGGTTGTAAATATGAGTGGTTCATCTCCTGGAAATCAATTAGATAACTTGAATGTTAGATTTGCAGATAGGTACTACGATGAAGATGATCCAAGTCCAACAGGAGGTTTAGAGCTACCTTTAAACAGTATTGAATCTGGAAATGCCATTTATTTTAGCGCTGTAATTTCCGTTGCTTCTACAACCCCAAATTTTACCGCCGCAGACAGTGTTGATTTTGTCTTCGGCTTTGAATACTAATACACACTTAATTAAATAAAATGGAACAAACTCCAATCGAAGAGATTGCAGGAATGAAGGTCTTCAGTAATCCTGAGGACCTTGCTGCATCTATGAACTCCGCTTCAGAAACTACAACTGAAGCACCCGTAGAACAACAAGAAGCTGTCGTAGAACAGCCCGTAGAACAACCAATTACCGAGGAGCCACCCGTACAGGAATCAGCTCCCGTAGTAGAAGAATCCGTACAGCCTCAAGCAGAAACTGTTGAGACTGAACAATATACAGAACGTGAGTATTCAGAAGAGGATATCGAGTCTGCTGTCTTTTCTTTCTTGAGCGATAAGCTTGGAAGAAACGTAGCTTCTCTTGATGACCTGTCTGCTACTCAACAGACTGAAGCAAAAGCTTTAGACGAAAGAATCGAGGCCATCGCAAAGTTCGTAGAGGAAACGGGCCGCGCACCAGAAGATTGGTTTAGATATCAGTCATTGAATCCAGAGGGTATGGATGATATGACAGCTATTCGCATTGAAATGGCGAATGAGTATCCAAACCTTTCGTATGATGAACTCAATCTTTTAGTCAACAGCAAATACAAGCTTGACCCCGACACGTATACCGAAGAGGAGATTACGCTTGGCAAGCTTCAGTTGAAAATGGATGGTGACAAAGCTAGAAAGAGCATTGAGAATATCAGAGGTAGCTACTCTGCTCCTGCTCCACAAGAACAGTCAGCATCCGAACCAGAATCTATAATTGACGATAACTGGATCTATGAAATGTCCAAAGAAGTTGATTCGTTAGCGGGTCTAGAGTTTGACCTTGGTGACGATAAGACGTTTGAATTTGGTCTTGATAATCAGTACAAAAGTCAATTAAAGAATCGCAATGCTCGTCTCGACGAGTTCTTTGATCCCTACGTTCGTGAGGACGGTACTTGGGACTACGACTTGCTGTCGTCTCACATGGCTGTCATTGACAACATTGACAGAATCGTTAAGTCTGCTTACACCAGAGGATTGGGTGACGGACAAAAAACACTTGTAGACACAGCGGCCAATGTCTCTACTGAAACTCCGCAGCAAGGGAATCAAAACCAACAAACTAATCCGTTAGCTGACCAACTAAAAAATATTATTAATGGTCAGTCTAGCAAACTAACTTTTAAAGTGTAAAAATTATGGCTACTACTGCTGCTGCGGCTGGAGGCGTAGATGGCGCACCCGCTAATCTTAGGCTGACACCCGAAAAATATACAACTATTGACACGCTGCTTGATCATAACAAGCCCGATGTCATGCCACAGCTCGTAGAAACTTACGGTGATCAAGGCATCACTGGTTTCTTGAAGCTCACTGGCGCAATCAACTCTGGAGGAACTGCCGACCAGATTGAATACTTCGAAGTCGGAAGACGACACAGAACAATTACTGGATCTCTTGATGATGCTGCTTCAGGTGACCAAGTAGAACTTCATGCTTCTGCTGATAGCACTAACGGCTTGCCGATCGGTCCAAACGATGTTTTGATGGATTCAGACGATGGAAGACGCTACATCGTTATTGATGCGGACACTACCTCTCCTACTACCGCTGCTGAATACATGCTTGCAACTCTTGATGGCGAGGCCGCAACTGGTTCTCGTTCTACAGACAGAGAATTCATTGTTCTTGGAAACACTTATGGACAAGGAACTGAGCAACCAGCTCACTTTACTGACGCTGACGTTGTAAGACGTAAGAACCCTTACATGATTGTAAAGGACCGTTTCCAAGTAAATGGCTCACAAGCAACTAACATTGGCTACATCGATGTGGGTGGAGGTGACTTCCGTTGGTTCATGTACGGTGAGCAAGAAGCTCGTAGACGCTTTGAGGATCGTCGGGAAATGATGTTGTTGTTCTCGGAGAAGAATAATGACAACGATTTCGGTGACGCTGCTTCTGCTGCATATAACGATGCACAATCTCCAGGTCTCGGTTCAGAGGGTTATATCTCTGCTGTTGAATCTAGAGGTATTGTCGTATCTAATGCGAACGCAAATCCTTTGGACAGCTTTGCTGAGTTCGATGATATCATCTTGGAACTTGACAAGAACGGAGCTACTTCTGAGTACGCTATGTACTTGAACAGAAAGCAAGACCTTGCTATTGATGACATGCTCGCTTCTGGTGTTTCTACTGGCGTTACTGCTGGTTTGGCTGGTCAGTTTGGTGCGTTTAACAACGACGCTGATTTGGCTGTTAAGCTTGGATTCAAGAGCTTTACTCGTGGTGGATATACTTTCCACAAGCACGATTTCAAGCTGTTGAACGATCCTACGCTTTTGGGTGCCACTAACTTCTTGCAAGGTTGCATGGTTCCTATGAGCCAAGTAACTGACCCACGTACAGGATACAAGGCTCCTGCTTTGGCTATGTACTACAAAGAAGCAAACGGCTACTCTCGTGAGATGGAGCACTGGGTAACTGGTGGTGGTGTCTTGGGTCACACAAACAACGGAGATGCTGGTAGAGACGTTGCTACGTTCCACTACCGCTCTGAAATTGCTTTGGTTACTCGCGCTGCTAACCAGCACGTTATCATTAAGGGCTAATTGTTAAACTGATAAATACTTAGAAAATATGGCTGAAAAATATCTATACTTTCGTGGCGATGCCACCCTTGGTAATGACGATGATGCTGCTGACGGATCAAATGTGTACCCGCTTTCTTCATTCAAAGGAATGGAGTCTGTAAGTGACACTACTTTGACCCTTTTCTTTGCTCAAAAGCACAATAGTTTTGCATCTCATGATGATGCTGCTTTTGGAAAGAATGATAGCGTTACGTTGACAGTAGGCACAAACAATCAAAAAGCTGTAATGCAGGGCTTAGCCGAGGCGTTTGCTTTATCAAAGCAAACATTTTTGGTCGTGGCTGATGATGTTACAGGTGATTACCTTGTAGGGGATATTAGTGCGGTTTCTGACTTTACAGTTCAGGCTGACCAAGCTTAATAATTAAAAACTACTATGAGAAAGGGGGCTTCGGTCCCCTTTTTTATTTTAGTTATATTTGCCTTACTAATTCAATTTAATATGACTACACAAACTAAGAAGTCTCCTGGGAGACCTAAAAAAGCCCAGGCACCCGCACAGGCAGTAGCACCTGCTACCCCTGCAAAAAAGAAGCGCTCTATCAAGAGAAAAGAGCAAGTGCTTCAGCACAAAGAATACGAGATTATCAAAGGTGGAGGAATAGTTTACATGCTACCACAAAAAGGCGTGACTATCTACGATAGTGATTCTGACTCTGTTAGGGAAATTAGATACTGTCCTAACGAACAATCTATATTTAGAGATCAACAGTCTGAAAACGCTAAGCGCGAATCTGTAGCCTTTAGAGAGGGGAGAATATTTGTTCCTAAAGAAAAACCTAACCTTCGTAAGTTTTTAGAGCTTCACCCACAAAATAAAGCTAATGGAGGAACAGTTTTTAGAGAGGTGAACAAAAAGAAAGACGCTGAAATGGAGCTGCAAAAAGAGTTCTTAACTACAGATGCAGTGGCGCTTGTAAGAGATAAAGATATCAACGACCTCTTGCCAATAGCGATGTACTTTAACATCAACATCAATACCCCTGTATCAGAGATTAGATACAACCTGTTGCGTATTGCTAAAACAAAACCGCAAGAATTTATTCAAGCCTTTGATTCTCCGCACGTGCAAGCACGATCCTTGGTAGTTCAATCAAAGAATTATCAAATCATTAATGTAAAATCTAACGGGGTATATTGGTTTGATTCCAACAGCCTAATTGTCTCTGTCCCTGTGGGTCAAGACCCCGTAGACGTGATGGTTAGATTCTGTCTAACAGAGAAAGGAGCTTCGGTGCTTTCTGCTCTAGAGGAAAGGCTAGACAAGCTAGCATAAAGAAAGGCCACCTTCGGGTGGCTTTTTTGTTTCGTATATTTGTTTCATGGACAGAAAGTTCTTCTTTTTCCGTAGAGAGATAGAGTCTCCAACTAGTGCTTCATTTTCAGATACTGGTGTTGGTATAAGCACCATAGCAATACCGTCTGAAAATCTGACGTTCATTACTTCGGAACTCGGAAGGGTGAGGTTTACCTTCAAGGACTGCAACGGTTTTGATGAGGCTGCCTTAGAAGAGGGAGAGTCATTGCTCAAAACAACTATAACTGTCTCTTGCAATCAGGGTGAAGAAGCAAGCCTAATAGAAAGCATTATAAACTTTATGTCTAGGAACACTCCTAAAAACATCATGAAGTTTGATGTAGTGTCTAGTGAATCTACATTTAGAGAAGCCGTTGTTGAAGACGTTAATGATGTCTTGCCTGCGATTTCTTCTGCCCCTGTAAAGACGATAAACAAGCGGCCTTCTGTTGGAAGGCAAGAAAGAGAGTTTCAGAATACAATAGCTGAGATTTTCTTTAACGAGCTTCCCGTGATTGATTACAATCATGAAAACTTGGTTCAAACTCACAACACAGCTAATACTTCTTGGAAGAACTCAGGCACAGCAGGTGTAGATCACAATCTTTCTCAGCAGTCGGGCAGCACTAGGACTCAACTCGCAAGCGGTGGTGACGAAACATTAATTAAGCCAGCTGTTAATATTGGAAGCACTAATGCTTTTAATCTAGACAATGTTTTTGAGATAAAGCAGGATTACACCATCTATGTAGCTGTAAATTTAAACGGTCTTGCTGGCAGCGCTACGTATGGCATTGGAGCTTTGTATGGTGATGTTGGTGGCGGTGGCTTTGGTTTTGGGGCCGTCCCTTCTGATAACGGCAAGTTTGATGGAAGCAACACTATGCGTCAAAGCAAAAATATATTTGCTGTAAGGCACACTAAAACAGATTCTGCTGCTGTTGCTAGCTCTACTATTCTGACTGGCTATCCAGCTTTTGTAGACACCACATCCACTGAGGATGGAACTAAGTCTTTTGCATTCCCCGATCCCGACCCAGACGCTAAAGGGTATGATGCAAATCATGTCTTTATTATTCGTAGAGACATACTTGGTAATATGTTTCTTCACAATAGAAACGGCGACATCGTTGGTAAGCTGCCCGCAAAAACCCTTGAGCTAGATCCTAACCTTACTAATAGTTCTGACTTTAGAACAGATGGTGATTTAGTTTTGGGCTCTATAGGAGAGGTTGGAGGTGCTCAAAGCACACAGCGGGTGCAGCTTTACAGGTTTGGAGTTATAAATTCTGACATCGGAGCTAGTGAAGCTGCAAACTTAGCCGCTCAGCTATACTCTTTGTATGGTGGAAAGAGAAGCAAGCTTACAGGTACATCAACTAAATCTACCACGAGGGTAGCTACCTCTGCAAGAATTAGCTACTAATTACACCCTATTTGTTTTTAGTATATTTGTATTATGGTAAGCGTATTACAAGTATATACAGCTCTAAGGGACCTCGCTAATAAAGAGCAAAAAGGTTTCATTACGCCTCAAGTATTCAATTCATTTGCAGCACTGGCTCAGATGAATATCTACAATGAAATGTTTGCTGAGCTTGTGACGGCTAAACGCTTGAGCCGACAGAATTTTGAGCCTGGTAGAGATAAGTCTGTAAGAAAGCAAAAGCAAGAGGACTTAGCCTTTTACTTGAGAAGAAAAGCTGCTTTGTTGGATTTAGAATACAACAACGGCCTGCTAGAAAAACCGTCTGATTTATCCAAGATAGTATCCATATACGCAGGTTCTTTGTTCGACCCTCAAGGCGCTACAAACGCCAATCAAGATTTAGTTAACTGTGAGCTAGTGTACGATCCTGAGAAGATTGACAGAATAGTAGGTAGTAATCTTTCTTACCCCACAGAGAGCTTTCCAGTAGCGTTAGTTTCTGCTGTAGACATAGAAATATTTCCGCCTACAATACCCGTTGTTTACTTAAATTACTACGCTAAACCCACTTCGTTTGATAGCGAAGGAAACGTCTTGCCTGACGCACCATACTATGACTTCAGGACAGCAAGTTACAACGGCGAATCTTTAGAAGTATTTAATGCTCAAGGCTCTAGAAACTTTATGTTACCTCCTCACTATTTGACAGAGGTGGTGATGGAGCTGGCTAAGTTGATTGGAATTAGGTTAAGAGAAACGCAGGTATCTGTGTTTGCATCACGAGAAGAAGCATCTGAATAATGGCATTTAATAAGGTAAAACTCAGTGAAATCATAAGGGATTTCATTATCACTTTGGACGGGGACGACTATGCTAGCAATGCTTCTGACACAGCTATAAGAAATTTTGCGTTAAGAGGTATACGTGAGATTGGATTTGATCTTGGTCAAAAGGTGAAATCACTGAAGCGGACTATACAGTCAAACAATACCATAATTCTTCCGCAGGACTTTGTTGATTTGATTAAGATTGGCATCATCGACTCTGACGGTATAGTTAGAGTTTTTGCGCAAAACAAGAACATAAACTACTCTAGAAAGATAAGCAGTCCCAATGTTGCTACGGATAGTGCTAGTGATCCACTAAACATTGAAGATAACTTTATTGATAATAGAGAAGACGATAAGACCGCTACAGATAATAGCTCTGGTTCTGATAACGATTTTGGTCAGTACGTCTTTGAAAACTACATATACCAAGGCGGTGCAGGTAGGCTGTACGGTGCTGGAGGGGGGCACTTAGCGGGAGAGTACAGACTAAACTTAGACCAGAATAGGATAGAGATTGAAACCAACGATGGGTTTGGCGATGTAGTGATTGAGTACATTGCAGATGAGGCTAGGTCAACTGACCCTGAAGTACATGTGTATGCTGAAGAAGCGTTACGCTGCTATATGTACTACAAAATTATTGAGCGTAAATCGTCTGTGCCAGATAAAGAGAAGAAAAGAGCGAGAGCTGAGTTTTACAACGAAAGAAGAAAGGCGAACGCACGACTCAGCAACTTCACAAAAGATGAAGCCTTAAAGACTATTCGAAAGAACTTTATGCAAGCGCCTAAGTACTGATGGCTATAGATAAAAGAATACCTAGGGTCTTAAACTCAGATGCTGACAATAAGACCGTAAATAAGGTGTCCATGTCGGATGCCTTAAATCTTTATTCAGGTCCTGACAACGAAGGTTTCGACGCTACTGGCAAGAAGCTAGACGCAGGCAAAGACGTCTTAAAAAACATACGCGGCAACGTAGCTGTAGATGCATATCCTGAAGAAAGTCTTCCGTCAGACGCTAGGGTTTTAGGATCGGTTGAGGATGTAAGGACTGACATTACTTATCTCTTTGTCTACAGCGTAAATGCCGACAAACATGGTGTTTGGGCTTACGATAAAAAAGATATCCTATCAACTGCGTTTGGAGGTGAAAGCACAGGCAACCCTGTGTTGAGACTTATCTACCGAAGTGCTCAGTTTAATTTCCCGCAAAATGGATTTGTCAAGGGCGATATCGTATACAGCAATGCATCTAGAAGCTTTGAGGATGAAGATTTAGACAAGGATGTAATCCTATACTTCACTGATGGTGTAAATGAACCGAGAAAGATAAATGCATATAGAGCCTTTGTAGAATCGGAAGGCCAACAGATTAACGGTTCGGATATTTATGCAGAGGCTGACTTTATAACAGCATGTCCTAAAACACCGCTCGTCCCTATCGAGTTTGTTTTTCAGAATGAACCAGACCGCTCTACTAGTAACTTTGAGAGAACTAGAGGGTTTCAGTTTGCATACCAAACTATTTATAAAGACGGAGCAGAAAGCGCTATCTCATCTTATTCTAACGTGGCTTTCCCACCTAGCATCTTAGATCAGGGGTCGCAGACATACGTAAACCATTCAGATTTCAACAAGTGCGTTCTTACTATACCTGCTCAAGGTCCAGAGATAGAAAAGGTAAGATTGCTTTGTAGAGAGGGAAACGACGGTAGCTTTTTAATTATAGACGAACTAGAGGCAGGAGTCACATCGTACAATTTCTTTAACGACAGAATACTTAAGGGTGTAAGTACAAACGAAGTAAACAAGCAGTTTGATTCTATTCCGCGTAGCGCTGTAGCTCAAACAGTTTCTTCAAACAGGCTGATGTACGGAAACTATGTAGACGGTTTTAACAAGTCTACTACTACAGCTATAGCTACTGTTATCTATAAGAATAGACCAGAGGACTTTGTTTCATACACAATAAATGTTGTGCCTTCTATTTTTAGCCCAAAGTTTGGGCAGGGCGTGTCATTCTTTATGGATTTTCAAGAGATGCCTGACTCTCTTCCAGCGGATACAATCGTAAATGTTTCTGTCACTCTGACTCCTGACACAAACTTTCACTTCTTTAAAAGCAAAGAAGGAGGGGTTAGTCAAACTCGGCAGGTAGGCCCGCAACCAGTATCCTCTAACGACCAAGGTTTATTTAGCGGTGTTAATGCTAACCAAGGAAATGCACTTGATCCGTCAGAAACAGGAGTGAGCGCTTTTAATGATGGTGAGATATTTGGCGACCCTCCTGGTGCTAACCCTACGCCGAATAACTACAATTATCTCCTCGCTAATTATTGGAAGTATACAGGTCCTAGTAGCATTGAAGGTGTTGCGCTGGAAGAGCAACAGACAGCTATTCTTGGTACCTCTGCTGCTCATCCGATTATTATTAAAGGCAAATCAATTACCTTTTCTACTAGATTGGAAATAACTCAGGATTTGTCTAATGCTCAATCAGCGTTAAATTTAGCTGTTAGAGAAGCCTTTATAAACAAGAACATACCTTCTTCTACTTTCAACACAACTGTTGAGCCTTTTGAAATACCAGAATTTGGCATAACAATATTAGAAAATAACTGCACGCCTTCTTATTCTTTTGATTTGGGATTGTCTAGTGGTGATTTAATATCACAACCCTACGTGGGTAAAGAAGATTTAAACAATCCTGACAGTAGAAATAAATTAATTAACGCTGTTTATGGACATAATGTAGGATCGTCTACAAGCCAAGACAGCGGAGTGCCTGTTGGTTACTTTATTTTTAATAAAGGCAAGGCTACGTGGATGCTTTCAGAAAACTCCCAGGCACTCACAGATGCTTACTCTGGAAGTGGTGATGGGTTTTTTTCTGGAGACTCTTACTTTAATTATAATTCATCAACTTCATCGCACTTTATGTTGCATTTGGTTGATTTTAGTGATGTAGAGCCTTTGACTTGTTTGCATGATACGGCTCCTGACACTCAAACTGCTGCTGCTTTAAGTTGGATTGTTATATCTGAGGAAGATGTAATAGAATTTGGACTCAACATGGATTCTTGGTTAGATTCTGTAGGAATAGGCTCTGATCAAATTCATGGGTTTGCTAATAATCCTTATGGAGATAACTCACAATCTATAGTCACTAACGGGTATGGACATCAAATTGGATATCTTTTAAGTAGTGGCAATCAAACAGACTATACAGGAGGCACTGTGTTTCCTATTGATGGGCCTCAATACATTTTCCACAGCTATGCCGCTCCTGCAAACGGCTTTAATGCGGTTGATTCGAACTTTGCTTTTTCAAATGTTCTTTCGCAGGGACTTGATTTAGGTGCTGATTTAATTGTTAATTCTGTAGGGATTATTGCGGACGGAGAGGGAGGCCCAGGAGGTGGCCCCGCTAGGTCTTTTGATAGCGAAAATGACTATGATCGTTTAAAGATGTATGCTCAGGGTTCCGTTACTGTGAACCCTTATGAGAAATTAGCTCTTGCTGCTACTGATCCTGATAATCCAAATTATTTACTTCCATTCGTTGAAGAGTATAAATACGAAAACACTGTTTTTTATGGTGGAAGACTAAGACCAACTGGTCAAATACAAATTGTTACTCCTCCCACTGGCCCTCCTGGATTAGATTTAGATGGGGCTAGCCTCTTGAGTTCACCTGTTTATGGAACAACTCTCCCGTTCTTGAAAAGAATCTTTGATGACGATAACAGTAATGATTATATCCATCAGCTGCCAGAGGCCGAAGTAGACGGTACATCTTTAACATTTGACAGCGTAGATTTTTCAAAACAACAATCTGTAGTAGAGCTAAAGAAAACTGTAAATTTTGCCAGCTCTTCTTATGATTTTGGTGGTGTAGAGTCTTTCAAAACAGAGGCAAGCCACGATTTCGGTATTGTTTACTATGACGAAAGAGGCAGGCACGGATTTGTGGACTACTTAACTACTGCCTTTGTTGAGGGATATACAAATGAAGAAAGAGGGTTGGGCAATGATGGTAAAGGTGCAGTAGAAGTATCTTTACAGCTTACTGGTACGCCTCCTGATTGGGCTCATAGCTACAAAATAGTTTACGGAGAAAACAGCACAGTTCAAGACTTCGTTCAGTACAGTGCAGGTGGCGCTTTTGTTGGTGGAGACCCAGATGATTTTGAAACCTCTGACTTTAACAAAAACATATACGTTTCGTTAAATTATTTGCAAGGACACCCAGTTTCTTATGTCAACGCTTTTGGAGCAAGAACTCAAGAGGGTGGTTTGAATCTTTACAAATTTGAGGAGGGTGATAAACTAAGGGTGATATCTTACTTTGATGGGACGGGAATCAACTATAAAGATTATGAGTTTGATGTGGTTGATTTAGTCATTTTGGGTGATGCAGAAAATCCATTATCCAATAACCCTGAGCAAAATCAACAAGGAGAGTTTCTAGTGATAAAAGATAATCCAGAAGCTTTTGGATTTAGCCATGCTGATGTATTGTCAGACTTCCATAACTGGGGAAAGAACTGTATTGTAGAGATACGCACTCCAAAGAAGTCTATAGACGTAGAAGATCAGATTTACTATGAAATAAGTGATCACTATAAAGTTGTAAAAAACAACTTTGGCAATTTGGTTCATGATGTAAATCCTGTTGTAGTAAAAAATGGCGATGTCTGGTTCAGACCAGTCGCTACAAATATTAGAGAGTTTGAAAACGGAGAGTATGTAGACATCATACCCGACGATGACGGCGCAGATCCTGCACCCCAGCCCAACTTTAAGAATGTATTCTTAGAAACGCAGTCCGCTACAGATTTATTTAAATCAGATTCTTTTTCTAGAGGTAGACCAAATGTCATATTCGAAGATGCAGCAGAGACTAAAAGGGAGGCTACTATAACTTACTCAGACCCTAGTAACCCTGAATCATTTAGAATCAGGTATTCTTCTTTTAACTCTTCTCTAGCAAACTTCAAAGACTTATCAGATCGTTACGGAGATATAGAGTACATAGCCAACCACAACGATTACATAGTAGTCATTCAGAAAGAAAAAGTCAGTATCGTTCCTGTAAACAAAAACGTGCTGTCGGATGCTTCAGGCAATCAACAGATTATAGCTTCACTAAATGTGCTTGGAGAAGTTATAGCATACCCTGGTGTTTCAGGATGTGATGATGATCCTTCTTCTGTTTATGATTCAGGTCAGCAAGTTTACTTCTGTAATAAGTCTCTGTCTAAAGTTTACAGATTTACTAGGCAGTCTGGTGTTGAAGAAATATCTGAGAAGGGTATGTCTTCTTTGATTAGAGCTTCTTTACAAAAAGCCATAGAAGTAGGTGATAATGTCCGCGTAGTAGGAGGCTATGATACTCTAAAAGAAGAGTATTTGTTGTCCATTGTAAACATCCCCGTAAGGAGCACAAGCTTTGTCCAAGAGGTTGTCCAAGAGACGCAAGAAGATGATGTAACTCCCGTAGAAGAGCTTGAGCCAAACATAGTAATAAACCCTTCGGATGTTTTAGATTTCGGAGTGCTAACCCTTACAGACACTGTTACTCCAAAACAGGTAATAGTATCTAATACTGGATCAGACAATCTGATTATAACCGACTTTGACATAAACGATGGTGAGGCCATAAACTTTGAGTTGGTCTCTGCTAACGCTAATGTTAGCGCTGACAATCCGATGGTGATACAGCCTAGTGGATTAGAAACAATATTGATTTCTATCGTAATTCCAGAGGAAGATGGACCAATAAATAGCTTCTTAGAAATATACAGCAACGACCCAGATACACCAATTGTAGATTTACCACTAACTGTTTTGTTTAAAGAATCAGAAGATGAAGGTAATGGTGATGACGGATCGGAAGATGACTCTGACGGTGAAGCGCTTTCTCCGTTTACACAAGCATACAATGATTTTTATGGAACTGACTTAACAGACCAAGACATGAGCAAAGAATTAGCATTCCAATACCTACAAGACTTACAAGGCACCGCAGGTGAGCCTACGCTATTAGATTTAAGAAACTTCATGGAGAGCGCAGTGGACAATCAAACCAACGTAAAGATGGCTAGGTTTGATTTAAATGGAAACCAACTGATTGATACGGTTGGTGATTTTTTACTGTTCGCTGAAAATTTTGGAGAGGAGTACATTGAAGGCACTGGTATGTTCTCTGGTTTGATACCAGCAACATCCACTCCTCCGCTACCTAAAGCTACCCCACCACCTCCAAGTAAACCAAAGCCAACTACGGTAAACTACTTTAAAAGTGTTGATGGAGCCATAAACTATTTGTTTGTTCAAAATGAACTTACAGTAGGGGAGTACCACCTGCTTAGAGCTCAAATCAATGACAACTTTAGTCTTAACCTAAACGAACAGGGACCAGTAAATACTTTTGATTTAATTCAAATGCTTCAAGTATTCGGAGTAACAACCGATCCTGACGAACCTGCCTTTGCTAGCACGCCAACTCCAGACCAAGGAGGAATTCCTGCTGGACCGTCTTCTTTAGAAACAATATTGTGGTTGATAGACGATGGGACTATGACTGTAGGGCAGTATTTCTATCTTGCTAGCTACGTTAAGTTAGCTGCAAAAGCTGATTCTAACGAAGACAATCAAGTTAGCGCCGCAGATTTGTTAAATATGTTAGGCACTTGGGGATTTGGAACGCAAGAGCAAGGCACTTCGTACAGTTTAAATGACCCAGCTTTTAATCTGTAATATCCATGGCAGATATACCTTTAACATCAAACGGGTTTGAAGCTACTTTTGCTTACTCAGAAAGACAAAGCGCTTGGACAACTAGGTACTCCTTTGTCCCGACGTGTTACGCTTCCTCTGGTGACGAAATGCTGTCGTTTAAAGACAACGTAGGCACAGCGTGGCTGCATGACAAGAACTCAGCTAGAAATGACTTCTATGGAGTTAAAAACAAGTCTAGTATAGAGCTGTCTTTTAATGATGACCCGTCTTCTGTAAAAATATTCAAGTCTGTTTCCTTAGAGACAAACAGAAATAATTGGTCATACATATTTAGCACTAACGAAGAGTACGACGACTCAAACAATCAGCAAAGTTTGCTGACCGCTAAAATCCTTGAGGACAAAGAAGGGTTTAAGTATTTAGAGGTCCCAAGATCTAGGCTGAACTCTAGTGCTAACATAGTTCCTGTACCTAGCGCTACCTCTGTAGACGGACTGTTTTCAGAGGTTTTGCAAGAAATACTTTTAGAAGCTGGTCCTAACGTGTTAGTCGATGTAAATCTAAATGCCATAGAGGTAAACTCTTTTCCTTCGGCTCCTTTTGGCAACTCAATAATTCTCTTGGCTTCTTTTGATGATCCCGATTTGTCAGGTCAGTTGCAAACACTTTCTTCTTTTTCTGCTGTTACCCCTCCTTTTGTAGTGCTAGAGAATTCATTATTGGGGCTTGATATAAACATTGTTTCTATTGGTAATGGAGTTATGACTTTAAGTTTGCCTATCCCGTCAAATTTCTTAGGTGATTCTAGTTTTATTACATTATACCTCCAAGCTTTTGAGCAGTATCTTACTACAGCGTCAAACCTTTTTGCTGTTTCTCCAGCTGAAATCAACGGTGATGAGATGAGGGGTCCATACCTAAACCTTAGGTTAGAATCTGCTAGTTCGAAACCCTTGGAGCTTCACTCTATCAACGCAGAATACGCCTTTTCTAAGCTAGATAAGGGTTTAAATCAAAACGCTTAAATTTGTAGATTATGATGGATTTATTTTGGTTCGAATTCCCAGGATTGAGTTATGCAATAGACCCACTAACATTACTACTTATAACCACAGCAGTACAGGGGGTTGGTGCCGCTGCGGATAATAGAAGGATAAAAAAGCAACAAAAAGCTCAGCAGCCTCTTTTAGACCAAGCCAGGCAAGACGTTCAGTCTGCTTTTGGCTCGTTGGCTGACGTAAAGTACACCGTTTCCGAGGCAGAAAAACAACTGGCTAAGACGGGTATGCGCCCTACAGATTTGTCGCCTATAGCTGCACAGCAGGCTACTGCGTTGGAAGCTTTATCTACTGATCCTAGAGCTTTGATGGGAGCTGTACCAGGACTTGCGCAAGCTACTCAACAGGCAACTACAGCTGCACAGCAAGCCGATTTGTCTAGAGAGCTAGCAGCAGAGGGTAGATTAGCTGGGTTAGAGCAAGATGTTTTGACTAGCAACATAGATTTAGATAGAAGCCTAGAACAACTCAGGCTGCAAAGAGCCATGGGGTCAGAGGCTACGGCTGCACAAAACTTGGCTATGCTAGAGGCTCAAAGAGCTAGCATATTACCAAACGCAGCTGAAGGCATTACTCAAACTGCTACCGCTTTAGCTGGAAACCCACAGGCTTTTCTCGAAGAAGGCGGTAAAGTAAAGTACGGTCACGGAGGAGAGATGAAAGAAGATGTGATGATTGCAATATTGCAAGATTCAAAGCAGCCCCCAGTGCAAAAGCTAAAAGGAGAGTTTGATCACAGCACCAACAAAAAGGCTATCATAGACGAAGAGACTGGCGAAAAAGAAGCGGAAGCTACTGGTGGTGAGCTTATCATTAACCCAGAGCAGTCGTCAGGTATGCAAGAAGCTTATGCCAGGGTAGATAAAGAAGAGCCCACTTACGATCAGCTGCTTGCCCTGTATAAAGCCGCTGAATTTTTAGAGGAACCACAATTTAATGAAGCGTAATGGCAAACGGTCCAGTTCCAGCTTACGTAGCCCCTTTACAGCCTAGCAAAACATTTAGTGAGGCGATAACTCAGGGTACACAAAACCTAGGTCCCTTGATGGCTGCGGCTGCTAGAAACAATTTAGCTAGAGAAACCGCTAGAAGAAAGCAGCGAGATGATAATTTAAAAGAAATCCGAGGCTACAATACTGGTGGTTGGTCTGAAAAACATAGAGATATTTTTGAAGAGCAAAAAATATTAGCGGTCAATGCTATTTTAGACGGTAGCCCTATGGCAAATACCATACTAGATAATGTGTCGGTTCATTATGATTTTTATAATAACCACGCTACAGAGGTTGCTCCACAAAGAGAAGAATACGTTAAAGGAATACTGCAGATAGGATCACTAGACACGGAAGATTCAAAGTTTACAGGGGACGCATTACAGCTTATAGAGCACGATAACGAATATGACGCTGGCGGTATTGGTTCACACACTGTAAATCCTGATGGAAGCGTTACTGTTCAGTATGTAGGTGCTAGCGGAGAGGACCTCAATGAGTCTGGAAGTATATTAGGCGCTCCAGGCATCAATAGGCAGGGCTACTATACGCGGGACTTTGGCCCTCAGGATAACATAACGCCTGAAGAGTTTGCTGATCGTTACCAAGATACGGCTAAGTTTTTGGTAAACGAGGGCGAAAAGACACCTGAAAAAATTAGGGAGCTTATAAAGGCGGATATGCTTGGCGAATACGATAATAGGCTTGCTTATTCTGCTAGCGCAAAAAATCTTTATCGTGACCTTGTAGAGCTAGAGGACGACGATTTTAAAGAGAGATATGTTGAAGCCGCTTTAGATTTGTTGCCGATGGACAAACCCGACGCTAGGGGCGGTAGTAGAACTGCTAAGTTATCTACGGAAGTTTTGCAAAATAGTTTTGAGTCAACCTTGAGTGTTGGCGAGGCTTTAAACACGGTAAACTTTGATTTTACTGTAGGTGTAGATGAGGGAGGCGACGCTCTAACGGGCGCTAGGTTTGAGAAAACTGAAGTGGTTCAGCAAAGGACAGGTAGAACTTTTGTGCCCACTTTGATTAATAATAAGAAAATAGCAGTTCCAAACATTCAATATCAAAAAGAAATTACTAGATCTCAGCGAGCGCGGAGAACAGCTAGTGAACTCGCATTAATCAGCAGTGAGTTTGTTTCAGACAAGGTGTTAAGCATAGAGGTATATCCGCCCACGACGGAAGAAGCAAACGACGGTTTAATTAGGTTTGAAACTGAACAAAATGGCGACTTTAGTTTGCCAATGGAAGCCTCAGAAAGAAATGAGCAAGAAGAAAAGATGTATCAACGGATTGCTGAATTAGTAAGATCAGAATACTTTATTTCTGGGGCAGAGACCTTAACGGTGCCAATGATGATTAACTACAGAGGGGCAAACATTGATAATAGTGAATTGAATCCACGTAGTACTGAAACTAGAACAGGAGAATTAAATTAATATGGACGAACTTCAAAAGTTATATGACGTTCTGTCACGAGACGGCTACTACACCAAATCCTTTGAAGAGTTTCAGGCTCAGTACGAAGACCCCGCATACAGGGACAAAGTGTTTGGAGTGATAACAAGGGATGGCCTCTACACTAACTCTCGTGAAGAGTTTGACGTTAAGTACAGCCCCTTAAAAAAAAAAGAAAATGTTTCAGATTCTGTGCAACAGCAGAATTTATTGGATTCATTATACGGAGCAGAGGGAGAATCTATCGACTTGGATTTAGCATCGCTGACGAGTCCAAACCCTGATGCAGAAACTAATTTTATTGGGGGGAAGGTAGGTGATTTTCTAAACAGAGCCAGTGCGTTTGCAATAGCAAACAATAATCCTTTCCTAGCTGAAGTCATTGATTTTGCTGATGATATGGCTAGGTCATTTTACATCGGTCAAGGTCAGGGTAGCACTATTGATGAAACTTTAGCCTTAATCACCGCTGGTTCAAATGTTGATAGGGAAATCGTGAGTGAATACATAGATGCCATCACTGAATCTCAACGTGTTCAGCAAGTTGCTGGGCAGAGTCAAGAGATGCAAGATTTCAACGAAATTTATGAAAGAGAGGGGAGAGGTGTATTGGGATTTGTAAAAGGTTTGGCTAAAAACCCTAGTGTTTTACCGCAAGTAGCTCTCCAATCTTTTGCTGGTATGCTCAACCCAACAAGTTTAACAGAGGCGGGAGTGGTATTAGGAGGTGGCGCCGTAACAGGCATTGGTGGCGGACCTGCAACCGTTGTGGCAGGAGCTGCTAGAGCTGTGCCTACCGCTTTGTCGGTAGTGGGAGGCACGATAGAAACTACAGCTTCTTTTACTGAGTTCTTGATGGAGGAGCTAGGCGACAAGGAGTTTAACGATGAAAATGTTTTAGCAGTCTTACAAAACCCTGAGGCATTTTCTAGGATTAGGAATAGAAGCTTAGCTAGGGGTGCAACTATCTCAGCTACAGACTTTATAGGCGGATCACTCACTAGGGCTCTCGGTGGTCAAGTGCTTACCCGAACGGCTAGGACAGGCTTTATACCTGATCCCGTAAAGGTCGGTGCTGTAGGTGCAGTCTCTGAATCATTAACAGGCGCTGGAGGTGAAACGCTCGCTAGGATTCTTGTCGGTCAAGAGCTAGATGTTGCTGAGATTGGATTTGAAGGTTTGGGAAATATCCCACAGGCTTCGCTTTCTGTAGGGTCTACGCTAATAACAGGACCTAGATACAGGGTAAACGGAGCCAAAGCAAGCAAGAATCAGGTTTTAGAAATCATAGAAACCGCTGCTAAAAATCCAGAGCAAATTAAAGACGGCGTTCTTGACGCAATAGAGGTTACTAGAGACCCGCAATTGGCCGCCATCATAGGTGCAATAAAAGAACAATCAGCGATAGATGCTGAAATACCTCCTATTGTTGTGGGGCAAGACAGGGCAAAGCTGATTACTTTAGAACAAGAAAGAAGGAGGCTGTCGGGATCAGACTTGGTGTCGTCTAAAAGAAGAGCAAAAGAAATAGATGCGGAGATAGACGCTATAATGACTAAGGCTAAGGAGGATGCAGAAGCAAAGCCCGTAGAGCCTAAACCAGCAGAGCCCATTGACACCAAGACTCCTGAACCATCTCCAATTCCTCCTCCTGAGCCAGACGACACTGCGCCTCAGCCTTCAGCTCCAAGAAGCTTACTTGGCAGGCTTTTAAACAGAAGAGGAAGAAGAGACGTCACGCTTTCAGGAGATGCCTCAGGCCAAAAAGTAAACTTTGATTCTCTGAAGAGAAAGTTAAGAAGAGCGTGGAACAACACGTTTAAAAGCAACTCAGGTTTAGATTCAAATACTGCGGAGGTAATACGTCAGTTGGCTAGAGATAAAGCTGCCTTTACGGAAGCAATTAATAGGGAGTTAAATGCCTTAAACGCAATAAGAAGAAAAGCAGGGAGAAAAGTAGGTAGAGATGAGGAAGATTTAAGGCTCAATGCTATCAACGAATATCTACAAGGAAAAGAAGTGAATCTAGATTTCTTAAACGAGGAAGATATCGCTACTTTAAATTACAGCAGAGAAAAGATAGACAACCTTTCAGATCAAATTATTACTGTCTTAGAGCAAAGATTACAGGATGCAAGTGAAGGTAGAATTGTTTTAACGGAGAAGCAGCAAGAAGCTACGGCAGACGTAATAGAAACAATCAAGCAAAACAAAGGACAATATTTAAGGAGAAGTTATCAAGCGTTTTCAGACGCTGAGTTTTTAAATCAGTATCGAGTGCCGCTAGATAAGATGTCTGCTAACGCCAAGAAAAGGTTTGATGCTGCTGTTCAATTACTAGTGACTGAAAACAAAGTAGATGAACAGACTGCCATACGTCAGGTTTCTGAATATATCGAAAGCATAGCAACTAAGAGCACTAGCGAGTTGGGATTAGGCCCACAAGGATCTGCTAGGGCTCCTTTCTTAAGGAAAAAGAATGAAGACATTCCTGTTGAATTTAGACAGTTATTAGGAGAGATAAAAGACCCGCTAAAAAATTACGCGAATACTACCTCGAAGCTAGAAAACTACTTAGCCTCCATTCAATATCAACAATCACTTCATGACCTGCTAGTTGAGAGTGGAATTGCTTCGACAGAGCAAGCCCCAGGGCTTACTCCTCTGTCTCCTGATTCTGAAGAATGGTCATACCTAAATGGTCTTTACGTTCCCCTTGAGGTAAAGCAAGCCATGGAAGATATGGCAGGACTTGGCCCCATGAAGAATGATTTTTTTGGCGTATTAGGTAAAATAGCACAAGCTGGAAAGCTTAGTAAAACTGTTCTTTCTCCTACTACAGCATTTAGAAATGTTTACAGTGGTTTGTTTTTAGCTTTAAATTCAGGTCACTACACCTTGCTTAATGTTGGCACTAAAGAAGGCAGAACTAATTTGCAGAGGTCGGTCATAACAGCGTTCGGATCGAAAAAAAGTAAGAAAGAACTTCAATTAGAAAGAGAAGAGTTAATAAGGCTTGGCGTTTTAGGTGATGCCTCTAGGGCTGGTGAACTTGTAGCTATCTTAAATGATTTGTCAATAGCTAATGACAAAGGGGTCATCAATATTGCAAAAAGGCTGTATGCTTTCGGTGACGATTTTTACAAAGTATCAGGCTTTTACACAGAGAGAAAAAGATTGATGGAGGCGGGATTGACAGAAGAAGCGGCTACGGCTAAAGCAGCGCAGAGAATTAGAAACAGTTACCCGACATATTCATACGTACCTAGAAACATTCAAAAACTAAGAAGAAATCCTTTAATCGGATCTTTTGTTTCTTTCCCTTACGAGGTTGTAAGAACAACTAAGAATAACCTTTTATATGTAGCAGAGGACCTAAGGGCGGGAAGAAAAAAGATGGCTATGCAAAGAGCTTCTGGGATGATACTTGCCAATGGAGCTTTAACGGCTTTGTCGTTAGGAACAAGAAACTTATTGGGCTTGTCAGATGAAGATGATGAAAACATAAAGAGTTTAAATCCTCCTTACTCTGCTGACTCTGAGTTAATCTATACGGGAATCACAGAAGAGGGTGTCAACTTTATAGATGGCACTGCTATCTTCCCTTCAGAAGTGATAATCAAACCGTTAAGAATGATTTTTGATAATCCTGACGCGGATAATTTAGCTGAGCGTGTGGAGGAAATGCTTTATGAAACAGCAACACCATATATTTCTTTAGACCTTACGACAAAAGCTTTTAAGGAGTTGAGGGACAATCAAGATGAGTATGGACGTAAGATATATGACGAGGGTGCAGGACCTACAGATAGTAAGCTTATGAACGGGTTCTTCCATAGTGAGAAAGGTCCAGGTCAAATATTAAACTACTATGCTAAAAAAGCGGGGCCTGGGATATACAATAATGTTCAAGAATTAGGTAGGGCCGTAGGGCTAGCGCCTTCTGTCTTTGGAGAAAAAACAACTAGATATAGAGATTACACGGTAGAAGATGCCCTGTATGGTTTTTTTGGATTCAGAAGAACACACATGAATTTTGGGATATCTCTTAGGGGAAAAATAACGGATTTAAGTTCTGATCATAGATATAAAATTGCTAGATTAAAGTACCCTTTGTTTGGAAAAAGAGAGTTATCAACGGATGAGGTAAATGAAATATTTCAGTCTGTGTTAGCACAAAATGCTCTTTACAGTGATGAAGTAATCCGTTACATGGGCACTGCAAAAGGTCTTGGAATGACTGATGAAAAAATTAGAGCGGTGTTTCCTAATAACGTAGCTTCTGCTGATGTGGAAGATTTTATTGAGTTGAAACCCATACCGCCAAAGCCTATAACAAGACAGAAAATACAATCAGAAGCTAACAGAACCATTGACGATGGTGAACTAAGAGATAAAACTGAAGAAGAAATCGAAATAGATTTAGAAGTAGCGGAAAAAAATATTGATATCTACAGCAAACTGATTGATGATTATTACAAGCAGCTAGAAAAATCACAACCTAAAGGTGTGCTAGAGCTGAGACCAGGCGTCGGTATATTTGGAAAACGAAGCAAAAGAGCTAGAAACCCCATAACAGGAGAAAGACAATGAGCAAAGACAAGAAAATAAAAGATACCAAGCTTGGTGCTTGGCTGAAGAGCAAGGCTCCTAACGTGCTTGACACCGTAGGAGACTTACTTCCCGATCAAGGGGCGCTTGGAATAGTAAAGAACTTGATTGACAAAGACCCTGATGTAAACACCGACGAAGGTGTTGCTATGGTTGATGCAGAGATTGAGTTCCAGAAAAACGTAACTGAGCGATGGAAGGCTGACATGAGCAGCGATGTAAAGCTTGCGAAGTTGATTCGTCCCATCACTTTGATTGCTTTGATGAGTATGTTTATGGTTACGATGATTCTTGACAGCCTAGACAACTGGCCGTTCAATGTCAAAGACAGCTATATAGACTTGCTGCAAGTTCTCATGTTAACAGCCTTTGGTGCATACTTTGCGGGTAGGACCATCGAGAAGGCGAAGAGATGAAGACAAAAAAGCGTGACCCCAAGGTAGGTACGGGCAAGAAGCCCAAAGGATCAGACAGGAGACTGTATACGGACGAGAATCCAAAGGATACCGTATCAATCAAGTTTGCTACTCCCGCTGACGCGAGAGCTACTGTAGCCAAGGTCAAAAGGATTAACAAGCCGTTTGCTAGAAAGATTCAGATACTCACCGTGTTAGAGCAACGGGCTAAAGTAGCGGGTAAGACGGAGCAAGCCCGCATAGCTAGGGCAGGCAAAGAGGCTATACGTAGAATGCACAACAGGGCTTAGTAGTCTTTGTTGTACTCCCACACTCTGTAAGAACTAATTGTCTTCAGGTCGGATAGATAAATCCTCGTGATAATGTCTCTCCTGTTTTTACGTTGATACTTCTTTTTGTAGGCGTCTGATTTGTTAGACACCAGGACATCCTCTACATAATCCTCACAATACTTTCGTAAGTCTTTAGTATCTACCACACAGAATCCACCTTCTTCAGGCATGTCGAAGGCAACGATACTAGCATATCCGTACATCCAACCAGGCTCTCCGTTTACATTTCTGAACTCACACCATATCTCATCGGGTAAGTTGTTTCCCTTGACATCTACGCCGTGGTTGTTGCCGCCGTCGTAGCTCAACCAGTAATCCACATGCAGATGTATGTCGTGATCGTTTTGGCTCTTCATCACTTTCAAGCCTAGCTTCTCTGCTGCTCTTTGAAATCGCGTTTCAGCTACCCTGCCCGTCGTAGAAGAATATACCCTCCTGTTTTGATTGTTCATTCGTATTTGATTCGAGGTGTTCGTATGAGGCGTCTTTAATTAACTCTAGCTCTTGATTGATTGATATCCTGTGCGAAGCAATCATGTTGGCTATGTTCCCACTATCGCAGCGCGGGTTACCCTCTTGGTCGAAGAGGTCTTCGTACAGCCTAGTTGCTAGCTCATGCAGCCTGACTGTCGCTATTCTGTAGCTTTCCGCTAGTTGTTCTTTTGTTAGCTCTTTTTTTACCATACCCCATTTCTTTAATCTTTTCTATCGCCTCTTCAATCTGCTGTTTGTTTTTGCAGATGAACAGTGCGGGGACTGGTTCTCCTGAGTTTATCAAGTGGTGTAGGAATAGCTTCCAGCGCATCGGGAAATCGTGATGCGACGGCGTATACCCTTTGGTTTCAATTATCCATCCTTTGCTTGGTCCTACAAAGTCAGGAGTGTATTTTATTGGGAGGACGACCTTGTTGGTTCTGTCCGATAGATCCTTACGTTTTGATGTCATCTTCAGATACGTTCCTGGGTATCTAAACTTGTCCATCAGGATGTACTCGTGTTTCTCGTAGTCAAAACTTAGCCCCGATTCAGCTAAAAGGTCAGCGCATGTTTTCTCTAACCCGCTCTTATACTTGCCTAAGTTTTTTTTCTTGGCGGTTTTACGTCTTGGAGTACCCTTCCCTTTTCGCTTCACATCGTGGAAGGTACAGCTAATTATTTTAAAAATGAAGTGTTAGCGCCCCACTCCAAGTAAGATTGCTCACTTGGCTCTAAATCAAGAACTTCAAATAAATCTTTTTGACTTTTGTACAGCCTAAATCCTGTCCTAGATGTGTTCATTTCAAAGCGTACTGGCTGCTCTAAAGGCGTTGGTTCCCCACCTGTTTCTACGTCTCTTACTTTGCGAACGTGAAACTCTGTCACCTTGCGCTCATTAGGATCGGGATGTTGCACTTTACGGTGTATTGTAACAAAGCAATCCGAGCGGTTTACAAACTTGCCACCCCCCTCTGTGTCCTCTGCGTATGGTGCAACAGGTAGGCCGTCGTTGCCCTTGCGTCGTTGCGCTTCGGTAACAGCGTGCATGTTTAGCCAAACCGCTACGTCGTGCGTAGTACTAAAGGTTAAGAACTCAGAAGCAGCTTCGTAGTGGTAATCATGAACACCTATAGAACTATTACGCATATCCAGCTTGAGGCTGTTGTACGGGTCTACAAATACAGCATCAACAGCTTGCTGTTTCAATATCTTTTCTAAGAATACAATGATATCCGTGTAGCTGTATATCTGTTTGTTGCTAATGATAGTGAAGTGATTGCCCACCCACTCATACGCTTTTTTTCTTTGCATATAGTTTAAGGACGATATCGCTTTGTTCATAGCGAACTGTATCAGCGACATTTTCAAAGAGGCTGTTCGATTTTCTGAGGAGTAAACCACCCATTTCCATCCATGTCTAAGACTAGAGTTAATCATCAGATACAGAACCATCGTGGTCTTACCTACGTTGCTGTGCCCGTTTACAATAACAAACTCTTTCTTGTATCTAAAAAATTTATCCAGTTCTGCATCACCAGTGTCTAAACCGACGGGTATCTTACCGTTTGCAAAGTCATCAATCCACCTAAAGTCTTCATCGTCGGAAGATATGAACGACATGTCCCCGTCGTTGATTAGAAGCTCTCTCCTGGCTTTCTTCTCGTCTTGTATGGTAACGGTTATCGGATCCTCTTTGCCTTTGTCTACGGCCTCCCTAAGCGTGCGCACCGTATGCTCCTCATCATCCACATCTCTTTTAAGAATCTCTCTTGTTAAAACTCGAATGACCTCATCCTCCTCCATGCGTCCCGCTGCGACATATCCTCCACACAATCGACCTGCCCGTAGTAGCGTGTTATGCTTCTCTCCATCAGCAGCTTGACGAATCATTTTTGCAGCTAGATTTAACTTGAAGTAATCCGTGTAACTGTCTGATTGTGAGACAGCTACCTGCTCTTGGTTAGAATCTACTTGAAATGCTCCGAAGACACTACTCTCTTCGTTTATGATGATGTCAGGATCGTAGGATTCATAGCACGCCCGACTTTCATTGATGCCCGATGCATCCACTTCTAAGTCGTACTGCTTTTTGAAATAAGCCACCAAAGCTTTGAAGTGATCCCTATGTCTTTCAGGATTTGATATCCTGGACAATGCTTTGATTCCATCTCCTGATGGAGATATCCAACAAGCATAGATGTATGGGTCGGTCCCAATCAGCGGCTTCGACTTTTCAATATCTATGTGATCAAAGTCTAGAACTATGAAACCGCTGTGTCTAACTAAGTCACTGTCTTGCCTGTTTCGAAACTCTCCGCTGAAAAGAACTACGGGCAAGGACATCTTAAACTCTTTCTCTCCTGATCGTATTTTATCAATCTTATCTTTAGAAGCACCCTCTTGGATTCTTTTAAGAGCAACTGCTATCGGCCTTGTATTCGCGTCACTTGCGCTTTTCTTGTACAGATTTTTGTAGATAGTTACTTGCATTAGAGGTAGTGCCGACTCGTTTGATTGATTTGATTGATTCAATAAGAACTGTTTTGTTCTTCGCGTTTTTGCTCAGTAACTCCTCGCGTAACCGACTCATTGTTTTCGAGTCGTTTTTCATGATGTCGGAGGGGTTATCGTATGTACTAACTATCCATACTTCTCTCGACGTAGGCCGCTTATTTTTAATTACGGTAGCCGTTGCCTCGATAAAATATATTGGTCTACTCATTACGTAATATACAAGGGAAAGAAAAGGCCGAGAACAATCTCGACCCTTTCCACAAACCCTTACACGATATACTAGAACGGCAGGTCGTCTGAGCCCTTTCCGTTTTTAGCCTGGTTGTTACGGCGTTCTTGTGCCGCTTCGCTATTGGGATCCCATACGCTAAGGCATGGCTTGCCCGACTTCGACATGAATAGTCGGAATCGAATGTTACCACCTTGACCGTTCTCGTCCCGCTTAGTGGCATACTGGTCAATAGCATCTTTCAACTCGTTGTCCTTGAGGCGGAAGCTCCACCCCATCAAATCACCGTTGTCATTATAACTAGGCTCGTCTGCCCAGCCTACGAGAACACTCTCGTACTTCTTGTTTTGATCACTCATTTTAAATGAATTAGTTGTAAAAAATTGTACCTAAAAACTTGTCTAAACCTCATACTCTAAATAATCTTTGGTTGGCTTATAGTCCTGTTCCAAGAACTTTCGGATTCTGTTTACGGCATCATTGAATTTCATTTCTCCGACAAAGATTGTCTCATCGCTACACTTGATGAGAGCAGGAAGATAGGGATAAGTTTTCTCCTGGGCAACCCAATAGAAATCTTTTATTCCAAAAACCGTAGTGTATATGTAGGCTTGAACGTCGTAGCAGAAGTCTTTGACGGCGTATCTAAACTTAGAAACACTCCGCGATGACTTGCTGTCGCTAATAAAACCATTGCCTAAACAATCTAAAAAACCTTTTACTTGTACGCCTTTGATGTGATCGTTGAATTCTACTTGGTATTCACCAGCCAAGTAAGTATCCATAAGTCCACAAGTATAAAGTCTGTCAATCATGTCGTTTGCCATTTGCCAATCGTCATGCGAGACAATCTTTTTGTCTTCTTCTATCGCCTGGGTTTTTAAACGTTGTACAGCAGCTTTGTATTCTGAAGTTAGTGAAGGCTTCTTTGAGTTTCTAGCTTTGTCCGATAGTTGTGCCAAGATGTGCGTGTCCGACATTACTACGTAGTGACTCATGGCTTTCTCCCGCTCAAAAAGCAGCATATCATACAGTGTACCAAAATCCAAAGCATCGGATTTGTAAATCATTTCACCTCGCATGTAGCGATCGAACTGAGCCATATCACCTAGGGCTTGCTTGATGGAGGAATACGACAGATGTGGCTTGTTGTATCTCTCTTGTAGTTTTTCAGGTATGTTCATCAGTCATAAATTAAATCTCCGTGTTCGTCTCTGTAATCATACGTCTCTATCTCAGCCCAATGCGTAGGAGGGCTAGGCGTAAGCCAAAACCTTTTCCCCTTGGAGTTGATGTAGAACTCAGCTATGTCTATGTCACCCATGAAGTCTGGGTGTTTGATAAAGAATAACCCATCAAATTCAGGATTTCTTTCTTCGGTAGACACCCAAAACTTCTTGGTCTTCAGCTTCAATGCTGAAGCTCTGAACTGCGCGTATCTCTTTTCGTCTGTGCGCGTGGTATCTAATCTCATCGAACAAACTTCTTCAATCCCGCTATTTGCTTTTCTGTTAGTTGATTTCCCTTTTGTTTGATGATGAGGTCGAATGCTTTCTTCTTGTCATCCTGGGACTTGATGTATGCGACAGCTTTGTCCATGATATTTTCTTCAGGCTCTGATGTCTGTTGTTGCTGCGCTATAGCATCTGACACTTCGTTGAATGAAGCTACAGAGGTGTCAATCCCTATGCCAAGCATAGCTAATGCACGACCGATTGCCGATGTCTCACAGTTCTCTATGAAACTAGTTTTGTTGATCATGCTACTGCCTTGAACTTCGTGAGCGTGTCCTGTAGCAATAATCCTGTGCTCAGGATCGGCTACGGAAGCTTTGCAAACGCAGTGTTCACTATCTAGCACAGGGAACTCTGTGATTAGGCTCCAGTTTTTGTACTGCTCTTCTTGTCGAAAGAACTTGATTCGCTCGTTGACTTCTACGTAGTCCTTGCCTTTAATTTTCGTTGTTTTGAACTTGTAGTTGCTCATTTTTTAACCTTTGATTTAATTGTTCTGCTACACTTTGTAGCCTTTTAATTCTATTATTCACCCTAGAGATAGCGGTCTCTATCCGTTCTCGTTTCAGCCAAACATCACACAAAGAGGCGGCTAACTTGTAGTTTTCTTTGTAGCCATCCCAATGCTTTAGGTTTTCTAGATGTTTTCTGCTGTGATGAAGAACCGTAGCGTGATTCATATTAAATGATTTTGCTACGCCAGTTACGCTCATCTCTTTTGTCATGGCTACCATCATGGCAGCCCTGGGTTTTACTTGATGCTGTAATCTGCTGTTGTAGTTGGGAGTAACATTTAATTCTTTGTAATACTCATCCAACATGTGTTGAACTTTCGATTCCATTAAATTGACTTTATCCACCAAACGTACTGTTATAATGTTAATAATGCAAGGAAAAGAGGGACTTTGTTTCTCAGGGTCTCAAACTAGCACATGATGCATGTGTTCTTTTCCCGTTACGGGTTCTCCCCGCACACCATACGCCCCTCCCCCTGTCAGCGTTCTGACTAGGATTTTTAGAATCCGTACTTCTTTCCGTCCTGCTCTAACTGTTTAAGCTGGCGTAAAGCGTCTATGGCTTTGGGGTTCCTCATGATTTCCATGAATCGCTTGAATAGCTTGGCTGCGTCTTTCTGTTTAAACATCATTCGTTGTATTTGCGTTTTGCATCTGCCTTGTCCTCCCAAGCGTTCCATATTTCATCGAGTTCCTTCTCCTCTTCCGTGCGATCGTCCATCTCATCCTCTTCTTCGATTGCTTTGCCGTGAACCATATAGTATGCTAATTTGTGCATGCTGAATCCTTTTTTCATGCGTTTAACTTTTTACGGAATCGGAAGTAGACCCGATTGTTACTCTTCTTGCGATGGTTGTACAGCTCCTCAATCATACGCATGTAGTCCTGATTCCTTGAGCAACTATAAAACAAGTGAGGGTAAGCCTTTGCCTGTCGTAGCAATCGGTTTACGTTGAACTCATCTTGATGTTTAATCATAGAAAAGATGGTTTGGATGAAGCACTCTGTTAAGCATGACCCTGTTATCTCAGCGAACTGAATAAACATATTCAGGTTTTTGCGGGCTTGCTTCTCAGTTGACCTGAACTTCCATGTTCCGTCTTTTATTTTAAAGATACCTGCCGTATTAGGATTTGTTGCGTCCCCCTGGGCTAAAAAAGAAACCGCTCTCACAGAAATCCTTTTTACGTTGGGTATCATATCTATCCTTTCTTGCACCTCTTCATGGAAGTTTAGCAATCGGACGTAATCTTGTTTGCCTGCTTTCGCAAAGGCTTTGATATAGTCCATGGTAGACCAGGGCCGCTGTTGGGTATTGATCCTAGTGATATCGTTCAAATCCATCTGACGTGTTGCGAACACGTAACGGATTGGTCGATTTTTGTTTTTTAGTGCTACCAATCTATGTTGACCGTCAGGAACTTGAAGTTTACCGTTTACCTTTTTTGGGTTCACTAGTATGGGGGTCATAATCCCCATACCGCTGTCGATATCGGCCTCTAGTTTCTTGACTTGGGACTCTACTATGTCTCTGTTTATTTCGGTCCAGTCAAATTGATTGTAGTCTGTTGTTTCAAAGATTCGATTAAAATTCATTTTGTTTTTGCTTGTTAATTGTGATTTTACTTTACTCAGGTTTTTCCATAGGCTTTTCATTTTTTAGTTTGCGTTCGTAATTAATTTTAACTTGTGAGTAGACGTGTTGTATCCACTCATTGAAATCCTTTGCGGGATTTTCGTTTGCGCTAGATTGCACACACACCATGCGACCAAAGTTTTTGTTGCACTCCTGGTGTTCGGTAAGGTTTTGCTCTTTTTGTTTCTTCATTGTCAAGACAGCTTTTTAATACCTCTAGGCACAAATCGTGCGGTATTTTACTACGGTCGTGATTATTTTTTCTTCCTTGCGTTCCCGTCCGTGAACCCCTAGGGGCAGCTACGTGGCACGGATCACCATTCTTGCACATCGGTCGAGGATGCCAATACTTATTGTTCGTCCATATATCGGTCGGTTTCATACGCTCATCGCCGTACTGACAATAAGTTACTGTGTTCCGCATGAGGGGTTGCATCATGTTTAGCTTTCTCAACATACCCCTAGGGTTTTCTATGTACCAATACCTTGGGTTGATTTCCTTTATGAGTTGCAAAGTATGCTCAACTAGTTTGACTCCTAATTTGCACGCTTCTGTTTTTGGTGTCCTGTCAGGATTCCAGTGGTGACCTATCGAGGCTACGCTGAATGAAGTACACGGAGGTGATGCCCACAGTATAGTGTTCTCCCCTTCGTGCGGTATATCGTCAGCAGACAGCTTTAAAATATCAGCTACGCAGTCGATACCTCCAAAATCATAAATGTCAGTTGACCATACTTCCAATCCGATTTGTTCTGCCGCCTTTCCAATGCTTCGCGATCCCGCAAATAGTTCGATTACTTTCATCTTATTTGAACCCATCGGTATAAATTTTGTCGGTGTCTATTTGTAGGCTATACCCACCATAGTAGTCGTATCGATCTTCGAATTTGGTTGATTTCAAACAGCCTAAATCCTGTCCTATGCGGGCCATATCGAACGTGTAGGCTTCGCGTATTTTGTTTACTGCGTCTTCTTCGCTGATTTCAGATATGGCGGTGTATCCATAACCCCACACTTCAGGCATAATCGCTATGTACATTTTCATTAGAATGGTAGTTCTTCGTTATCAATAAAATATTCGTGTTTGGCTTTTGCTAAGTAAGCGAAGGCATCAAGATCCCTGCCTTGCGCCCATGCCGCCAGTCCCATCTTAGCGTAGTTTACACAGCGGTGGCTGCGAATGGCCTCACCTCTGCGAATCCATTTATCAAAAGAACTTCTGATCATGTTGTCTGAATTCATTTTTTAAGGGATTGGATTGTAACTATTACTGCTCCTACTGCGTAGGCTACTATGATTGCTGTGCTCATGTTGTGAAGGTATTTGAATGTTGTCTTGTTCGAAGAATACGAGGCTGTAATGCTCATCCCACGTAGTACCGCAGTTGTGGCACTTGACGTCGAAGTACACAACATCGGGGTCGTACTGGTCTTTCAGCTTGCTGTAGCTGATGTGGCTGTCAGCCTTGCAGTTCGGGCACACGCCCTGACGTTGTGTTAGCCTGCTCATCGTTCGTCAATTAGCTCTTGGATTTCTTGTGTATCGAGGTAGTCAATCCATTCGAGACCGTACAGGTCTTGCAGTTGCTCAATTGTCATGTTAATCCGTTTAGTTCTGCTTTTTCTGTTATGCATCCGTCACTATCAATCCACCCGTCTTGAATCAGGGCGGATGCAGTTCGTCCGTAATGTCCTTGAAGGGACCATACTGCGCCTGATCGAACGAGCGAGGAGAATAACTTTAGGGTTTGGGCATCGTTGAGTTTGCCCTGTTCGTAGTCGATGATGTCGTTTACATTCATGATTTGATGTATTCAGTTTGTATTATTCTTCGTTTTCTTTTATTTCGTCAATCATGTGTTGCGCAATCTCTGACCAATTCACATCTTGCATAAAGGCGTAAGCATACGATAACGCCAACGATTTAGAAGGGACGTCAATTTCAATTATCGATTCCGCGTAGTCCTTTAGATGCTGACCCAAATCGTAAGCATCACAATCCGAATCAATCCCGTAGTGATCTTCAGCATCGAAGCCGTCGAAAATCTCTAAGTTGATTCTCCACGTTGCGTAGTTGAACCAACCGTTGTAAGTTTTATTGTCCATAGTGTTTGAATTTAGATTAGACATAGACTGGGTGCAGTTGGTTAGTCTGCTCGGAGTTATGGTTGACCTCCTGCCCAGTTTCGCCCTGTCAGGGCTCATCAGTATGCCTCAGACTCCCAAATTTTTCTCATTTCAAATTGTACTACGTACTCTTTGTTAATCGACTCAAGGTTAGCCTTAAGTGCTTTGATAGCCTCTGCGTACGCATCGCACTTGCCGTCGTAGAACTCATAACGGCTGCGATGGTGCGTGTAGGCTTCGCCTATCGTAACGCCGTCTGTTATCTTTCTATAGTGAAAGGTCTTCTCCGTGTCAGCGTCTTTGAACGCCTCTCGCAGCGCGTCGATTGCATCTTGTAGCCCAATTGTGTACCCAAGGTCCGATGGGCTTCTCTTGGTGTAAGTTTTATTGTCCATTTGTTTGAGTTTTTGAATTGCACCCGTCATTGGATGCGTTGCTAATTTAATAACGCGAATTGTTTACTTCCAAATTTTTCTCATTCTAAATTGTACCGCTTGGATTGTTTTACTCCTTCTTCAATGTCCGACCATAGCTCTACTATGTACTTGGCCTGATCTCTGAGGTTGAGAATCCCGCGTATTTCGTATACGCTGAGTTCGTTAATGTTTCCGTTCTCAATTGCTTCGATACAGTCGTCCAAATCGATTGACGTGTTTTCGAAGCGGCAATAACTCATGTTTCCCATTGGTTTACTTATTTGTTTATTAATCATTTGACATTACGTGCAACATCATTACCGAATTGTAAGGCATCCATGTATCGTCATCTAAATACCTTCCTCTAATCCCTGAATACCCCATACATTTTCGGGCTTCTATCCACAGTTTCCTGTCGGTATGTCCTTGGTTCAATTCGATGTTTTTCCTCGTAACTAAGCAGCCATTGGCGCACCAAGTTTGTCCGTCATGGATTGCATCAGTTAGTGTGACCAAATAGGTTATTTTTTCCTTCATCGTTTTACTGGTTTATGTGCTTACAATTCATTCACTGCATTCACGCCGTATTCCTCTACCAATACAGCGTACAAATCGTCACGGTCGTAACGGTCTAACGGTTTTGTCGTGACAATTACACCATTGTCAAACGGCTGTACGTCCTCTATTAAATCCCATGATAATTCCTCGTAATAATCGCGTATGGATTTCGATACTTCGTCAGCCGATTGAACGCCAATAAATATGTCTACTGAATTCTTCATGTTTCCTAGTTTATTTCGATTGTCATTGTTAGGTCGGTATGTCCGTAAACATTGACCGACAACCCAAGTTTTTCAGCTATTTCTGTGGCTCGGTTCAAATCATCTTCTGTTATGTGCTTGCCTTCATCTTGATGGAAGTACATCAGATTATCGTGTGAATCGAACTCACAGAATCCGTGTTCGTATAGGTCTTTAATTAATTTTTGAATCATCGCTTTACTCCTTCAAACTTTAATCCAACTTGTACCACATCTTTGCCCCATCGCTTTACTCCTTCAAATTCGTCAATCAGAGCAACCAAATCCGACTCCGATAATTTGTCAAACTTTCGAGCTTGTTCTCGGGTGAGTCCCCACCGATCAATATAGCAGGGACCACCATGCCCATCATTCCATATTACTACGTTGGGGATGTTTGTTTTGCATTCGTACCCTAAACCGTTACGGGTTTTAAAGTATCGAACCTTCGTTACTTTCAATTTGCCTTTCATGTTTCTTATTTCACTTCGATTAGTTCACCATCCCATGCTTTCCCGTTTAGGTACCATTGGAAATTCTTTTGCCGTATGTCTACGTTTGGGAGTCCGTTGAGCCGTTCCTTAGTCGTAACCGTAGGCCATCCGCAGTTACTTATGTAGGTACGCCCGTTCCACGTTTCGTGTCGTGCGATGGTATTGCCGTGTAGGTTCATCAATACCAAAGAGCCGCCGCCGTCCTGCGGGATTACGAGAACGGTTGTATTGCCTCGGTTAAAAAAGCGGCCACTCATAAAAGCGGATACCGCGTCGCTTGTTACTTTTCTCATGCTTCAAAGTTTTGGTTAAAATCCAAGCATTCCCCGAATGCTTCAAACAGTTCTTGATTCAATTCGTCCATATCGTTATGTTTTGGTTTATTCTTCTTCTAAGTGCTCATTCAACACATCGATTGCGCCCTGTATCGCTTCATCGTCTTGCTTCCAATACGGCGCGGAGTTATCCATATTCCATAGTTGGAACTCCTCTAATTGTTCGCGCAGTTGATCAATTTGTTCTTTTGACAGTTTCATATCATATGGTTTTATTGTTCTATTTTCTTTCCTGTTCGGGTGTTAATCCAGCATTGATGCTCGTCACTCCATTCCTCGTCGGCGTATATGATTTCGGCCAATTCGTCCAACGTCATTTCATAAACCTGCTTACGTGTCATGTTTAACTGGTCGCCGTGGTTTTCATACACGTGGTCCCATACTGATTTTTTCATCTTATTTGATTTTTAGAGTTTGCAAAATTTAGGGCACGGCTTTAACCGTGGCCCGTGTTTTTCGTGGTTGGCATCCCCACTACCCGCGCGCATTTAAGCACGGTTCGTATGTGTTCGCGTTGGCTTAGTGTCGGCGCATTCGCCGCCGCTGCTCTTTGCGTTCGATACGGTCGCTAATCGCGTCCACTTGTCCTTCCGTAATGATTCGCGCTCGGTTGGCCTTTTGGCCTTTCGACGCCGTCCAACTCTTTGTGGAGTATTCGCGGCGATATCGCTTATCATACAGGATGGTGTCCTTGTACCTGGTAATCATTGTTTGAGTTTTAGAATGTACCCCCGATTGGATACAGGGCAAACATACGGTGGTGAATCCTTTACCTCCAAACTTTTTCACGACTTTTTTTGAAATTAATTTGTAACTGATTGACAACCAACAAGTTAGACCCCTAATTTAGAATGATTCTAAATAGTTGATAGGAGAAAATCTGGCCCCTAATACGAACGGGCGCGTGCGCGATCGCGCGCGTATAGTAATCGATTCGCAAACCAAAAGCAACTTTTCACCGTGATTTTTTGCCATACGAAATCCGCCGTAAAAATCCAAGCCTTTTAACATTTGTGCGCATACGTTGCCGATGGTATTAGCATTGCCAAGGATTTTATCACGGGGATTGTCATGGCTGTTTCTTCGTTGAGCCTCAGTCGTTTAGGTTTTGTCACCTCATGTGATCCTTTAGGTAAGGTTGCCTAACTTGCTGATAGCCAGGCACATACAAAAGCTAAAATATCTACGCGCAATGCAGGCAATATACAGGGGTGGCCATCTACAAAGCGTGTTTTGTGTGTGCGCGCGCGCGTGTGCATACCTACATAATCCCCAGGATCTGTATTACACAAACATTTTGTTTAACCTTTTGCAAAAAACATTAAACATTTTGCTTAAGTGGTGGTATTTATATGCTTGATATTCAAGAAGTTAGTGCCATTTGCTTAGAATCTACTTTAGCGGTTGACTTTTTAAAAAAAAAGCTGTAACTTTGCCTACATTGTTAGTGAAGTGACACAATAAGTTGTTTTAAACACTACATTGGTAAATTTATGAGTGCGTATGCACTTTAAAATAATACCACGTCAATCAAACCATACGAGCTGTGAAGGCACAAAGACTGTATTCAGTATATTTGTGCTATGATAATTGTAAAAAACGGAGATCCTGTTGACCCCAAGAAGCTAAAGAAGGGGTTGGCTTATGTGGAAAGCAGGAACAACCCTGCTGCTATGAACCCTAGGAGTTCTGCTACGGGTAAATATCAAATTCTTTACAACCTTATTAAGGATCAACCAGAGATGAGAGGGGTAAGCAGGGACAGCTTAAGTAGAAATCCTGCTTTGCAAGAGTTAATTATGGACAGAAGGATTACCGAAGGTATTGGTGGTCCTAGCCTTTCTAAGAATGCAGTTGATTTAGAGAGAGAGTACAAGCCTCAGCTAGGAGATAAGTGGGATTTTCGTCCTGATGAGGTAGCCGCTTTGTCTCACTTCTTGGGGAGGCAAGGAACTAGAGAGTATTTTGCGTCTTTAAGAGACGGTACGCAGTTCAGTGTTCCAGGCATAAACAAAACCCCAGAGCAATATTTAAAGGATTACAACACAGGGGTCAATCAATGATAGTAAAAAAGAAGAATACCTATGAAATCCGCAGTAAAACGGGTAAGCTACTAGGTAAATTCTTGACTAAGAAGGCTGCACTGAAGCGTTTGCGACAGATTGAGTTCTTCAAAAACAAGAAATAGTATATTTGCGTTGTGCAGCTTAAAAAACGGAAATACAAGAAATTTCAGAACGGCGGTCCTTTTGAAAATCAAGGGAAACCTGAAGATTTTTTGACAGATCCTTTTGGTAGGCCAGTAATCGTACCTTTAAAAGGCGCAGAAGTAGTTGGTGATTTTGAACCTAGAGACGAAGATGAAGCTAGCATTTATAAAAATCTTGGTTTTTCTGGTGTTCAAAAGCTTAGAGAAGTAAAAGGTGCAGTTCGGGAGGATAGAGGTGAATTTGTTAGGCCACTTATGGATGCTGCTAGATATATACCAATACTAGGTGAAACTTTAGATGCGGCGGAGGTAGTAAATGCGTATGAAACAGGTAGTGACTTTTCAGGAGATGAAGTAGACCCAAACTTACTTTTAGGTTTAACTACAGCAGGATACCTTGTTCCTAACTTAATTGAAAAACCAATTAAGGCTTTAATAAAACCAATTAAAAAAGAAGCTAAAAATTTACTAAAAAGGCGAGGAATACTTCAAGACTTAGCTAATCAACGAAATTCTGCGCTGCTTAGTGCCGAAAATAGCTATTCAGTTTTTGACGATGAGTCTCTACGTAATTATACAGAAGAATCTAGAAAAATTTTCAATACCAAAAAATCTGAAATAGAAAAAAGAGCATCAGAAGGAGGAAGAGCAAAAAACTCTTTTTATGTTGATGCATCAGAAGAATTAAATGATTTAAACTTAGCGACACAACCTTTGACTAAAGAAGAAATAGCTGCGGTTATAGCAGATGCAGATTTAGCAATAAACAATCCTAACCTCACTAATACACTTTCAACCCTTCAAGGAGAAAGAATACCTCCTCAACTTTTAAAAGACAGAGTAAAAGCAGTAGGCACAAGTGATGAGTGGTACTTAGACCCTGTTCTTAGCTCTTATTTTGGTGATACTAATATCAAGAACTCTACCCCTAATCTAGATGAATTAGTTCAAAATAATCGTGATTTAGTAGGCCGCCAATCCGCTAGACGATATAATTTAAATTACAGTAATTTTCATAGAGAGGCGCATGCAAGCACAGAGTCTGTCAATAAAAAAACAGCCTCATTAGCTGCAACGGGAGCTTTGGCAACCGCAGCTTTGGCAACGGCAACAGCAGCTCCTCAATCTTATAGAAATGCAGCAAGGAGAAAACTAGGACTGCCTCAAGACTTACCAGATTTGGCTAGTAAGAAATCACAATATATCGACTTATCCAATAGACGGTTAGACTATGTTGAAAACGATCCTAATGAAGAACCTGAAGTCAATGCAAATTTAATTTTAGGTGGAGAGTTTGTTGAAGATAGTGACGCAGCAGTTACAGTAAGAAATGCCTCTACATATAAAGACGCACCTCAAGTAATTAAACTACCGTCTATTCAAGGAGAGGTACAGTTTAATACAAAGGAGGGATTGTACTACGGAGTTGAAGATGGTAAGTTATTAGCTGGAAAAGCAGAATTATTTCAAGATGACACCAAAATAGTTCCTCTTCGATACAATCCTCGTAATATTAAAGAGGCCGTAGTGGCTGATGGATCTTTTAGGATAGTTGATGATAACGGAAACCCAATATATCAAAACATAAGAAGCGAGGGAAAAATAATATTGTATTCTCCTGAAACTAAAAAATCAGCATTCTTTTATTCAAACTCACCCGAAGAGTCTGTAAATTTTACAAATAAATTTTTAGCAGATAACCAGATGTCTGCAATACCTATTGTAATTGATAATGGTAGATATCAGTATTATTTTGATACTAAAGGAGAGGGGACTATAGACTCTACTGGATACAAAAAGTACATCGCTAACGATATCTCTAGAAACTATAAACACGGTTATAACATAACTGCTTTTAGAGATGGGGGTAAGTTCAATATCCTAAAAAAGAAATAAAGTATATTTGCTTCATGGGAGTACTCACTGTAACAATTAGAGAAGAGCTTTCGCTCAATGGCACTCAGCAGGGTGCAACAAACACGCTAAATATTGCTAGTGTTACACAGTCTTTCAAGAGACTTGTCACTTTACCTGCTGACGGGGGAGGATCTGCCACTCAAACTACGATAGCCAACTTTAGAACTGACGTTACTACAGCGGATAGTGCTTTAGATGACGACGATGTCAAGTATGTAAGAGTAACGAACTTAGAGAGTACGAACTCTGTGACTCTTTCTCTACAGCTTGCAGCAAACGGCGGTGCTGCCGCTAGCACTCAGGCAACTATATTGTTAGAAGCTGGTAAAAGCTTTATGTTGGGTAAGGCTGTAGGGGTCGCAGCAGTAGATGATGACGCTGCTACTGCTACTGCGATAGGTAGCTTAGTAGATCTTGAGAGCATCATCGCTATTAATGATGAAAACGCCACAGCGCAACTAGAAGTATTTATAGCTAGCTAGTCCTAAAAATAACAATAAACATATTATAGTTATGTACATAAAGAAAAAAAACGGCGGATCTATCAGATATCAAAATGGCGGCCCAGTAAAAAGGGATAGCACTAGCGAGGGCGAAGGAATTGATCTTTTTGGAATGGAGGCTGTGTTAGAAGCAAAAAGAAAACGGGACGCTGAGATGGAGGGTTTATCTGAAATCGATAAGTTGAGAAAGTCGTTTGGAATCCCTGAAGGGGGTGCGGACTTAGATCTTTTTGGAATCGAGGCTGTGTTAGACGCTAGAGAAGCGGCGGGTCTTTCTAGAAACCCGCTGGATGCTTTAATGTCGAAAATGAATCCTGACACTATAGAAAAAAAACGACAGGAAATACTAAAATTTTTGGTTGATTTGTTTTCTGATGAAGAAAATACAATGATGATGAGAAAAGATGTCAGACCTCGACAATAATTCTGATTAGTTGTCAAATAAAAACTACTTCAATCCTAAATTAAAACGAATCAACCCTAGCTGGGTAGCAAAAAAAAATGCAGTTAAGCAAAAATCTATCACTGAAGGAGGTCGTAAAGTCAAACACGGCCAGCCGCCTCGGTATTGACAACACCCCAGAAGACTGGGAGATTAAAAATCTCACGGCCATAGCAGAAAAAGTATTCCAACCTATCCGCGATCACTTCGGTGTACCTATTGCCGTGAGCTCTGGATACAGAGGGAAGGAGCTAAACAAAGCTATCGGAGGGAGCAAGTACTCTCAGCACATGGTGGGGGAAGCTCTCGACTTAGATGCAGATGTATTCGGACGCATCACAAACGCAGATATCTTCAACTTCGTGAAAGACAACCTAGTGTGGGACCAAATGATCTGGGAGTTTGGGGATGACGAAGAACCCAACTGGGTACATATCTCATATAAGTCTGTGGGACAGAATCGCAAACAGATTAAGCGAGCCCGCAGAGACAAAAAGAATAAGGTTTACTACACAGTAGAAAATGCCTAAGCAAGTATTTAACTACGCTCCTGGCGACAGCAAAAAAAAGCGGCCAGGGGTACACGCTAAGACGAAGACGTCTAGCAACAAGCAAAGCAAAAGCTACAAGAAAGCTTATCGTGGTCAGGGCCGCTAAAGAGAATTGTAGAAACGCTGTACCGCTAGTCTACCTTTCTGCGACAGACCATAACGAACTCTGTAGTTATACTTTGTTTCATCACGGAACAAGTGATCCTCTAAAGTCTGAGAAGGGCTAAGTTTATCAAATACTTTATAAATATACCCAAGACTCATCAGCGGGTATATGATTCTGTCAGCTAGATTGCCTTTGCTCATCTGATAGTTTTCTGCCGCCCAAGAAATAGTGAAGAACTCTAAGTCGTAAGCGTATAGCATAAAATAAATATATCCTCTAGTCAGGCTAGGGTTGTCTTCTAAGAACTCGTTCATAGCCGTTCTTAGATTTTTAAGATGGTTTTGCTTTACATATTTATTAGATAGTCTAGACATATCTCTAAACATCCGCTTCTTCTTAACTGTCGATTTTGGCATCTCTATTCTGTCGTATATTTGAGTCAAACGAATTTACAACATGAGCCCCAACGATACTCTCTTCTTTGCTGAATTGTACAGCCTTGTAAAAAAGATGGAAGAGACTATCGATGAGTTTGACATGAAGGACAGGACCGTTGCTTCTATTGTAATCGGAGTAATAGATTACGATGCCGTAGAATTCGGAGATACGGAAGCTGAGATGAAGACTATGTACAGCTTCAATATCCAAGACAGGCAAGAGCTAGAAACTGTGAAGACCATAATGGATAACGCCTACAAGGACGAAGACGATCCTTTAGATAACTTGTTGGGTGACTTAGGAATATCATTAAACTAATGGAAGGACTTATTAGAAAGATTGTGGTTGGAAAAGACCCCAAGAACGGAATGGCTTACTATGTAGGTATGCGAGCGGGAAGTGGAGAAGTATCTGCTATAGTAGAAGACGACAGACATCTTCACAAGTTTGGTAAGCAACGGTATTTGATATACATTGAAAACGATGAAGGCACCATGCTATGGAAGAGCATAGATGAGATGTCATGTGTTTTAGAATTTGATCTTAATTTTTGATGGCAACAGAAAACCTTTATACAGACGGATCGGAGTTCAAACTGCCTAACGGAAGAAGATACAGAGGTTACTACCATATCCACCCTAAGAAAGGTGCTATGGTGGGCGCTGTTCACGTAGATAGGTTTCATGCTATTCTTGAACCTGTAAGTTCAAAGTCTAGACAAACCGTAGCAATTAGACAGGCAGAGATTCCAACGCCAGTCATTGAAAGGAGATTACCAATCGTAATCCCGCCTGTAAGGTACACGCCTCCAGTAAGAACACAGAGTATTCCAATGCAAACTACTCCTACAACTACATCTACTCCTAGCGGAGGAAGTGGCGGTGGGGGTTACTAAATTTTAATTAATGAAAACATTCAATTTGTTTGTCGTCGAATTAGACAGGACGATAAACGACACCATCACTACGTCTGGTGGTTTAGAGTTGTACATAGACAATAGATTTAATGAGTTTGAAAACAGAGTTACAGAAGGCCCTGTTGTGGCTGTCCCGTTCAAGTACGAAACTGGTGTCGAGCCTGGCGACACGCTGTACTTCCATCATCTCGTGGTTATCAACGAAGGTCAACCACTTACTGGCAATGATAATCACTACCTTGTCAGGTACGATCAAGACCACGCTATCAATAATCAAGCTATTGGCTTTAAAAGTGGCAGTACTGGTGCTATCCAACCTCTTGCGGGTTGGAGCCTTCTTGAACCCGTCGAAGAAGAGGAAGTTCAAGAATCGGAGATTATCGAAGTTGTTAAACTTACAGAGAAACCAACAACAAGAGGTAGAGTCGCATTTACGTCTTCTGGGATTGAAGCGCTAGGGTTAGAGGTTGGCGACGTAGTTGGCTTTAAAGAAAACCGAGACTATCGCATTAAAATAGACGGTAAGGAGTATTACAGAACTCGTACTGAAGATTTAATGTACAAGGAATTAGATAGTGATGGCGAGTAAGTTTACTACAGTTAGCGCATCTAAAAGATTGATGTCTAGCATGGAAGTAGCCATCAACAATATGATTGAAGAAATCAAAAAGCCTGTTGATCCTGAGGCTGGGGGTTCTGCCAGAAAAGCAGAGTTACAGTCTATTAAACAGACCGCTGTGGATTGTAAGGAGTTGCTGATAGAGCGTCAGCGTTTAGAACAAATGGTTAAAGAGCTACAAGCAAATGGAGAAATCGAACAAGACAAAGACTACTCGGGGGGATTCGCAGAAAAATTCTCAAAATAAGCCTAGCGGTTTGATATACTGGGACGACTATGACTTTGATAATCAGTCAGATACGGCTGGTTACTTAAACAAAAACTTTAAGGTTAGATACTTAAAGTCGTAATCGTCGCCGCATGCCTTACAAAAATAAAGAAGATCAAGCTAAGGCAGCGGCAAGACACTATCGCAAAAACAAAAAGAAAATAGTTTGCAGAAGTACTGCTAGAAACAAAAAACAAATAGCAAAAAATAAAGCATTTGTAGACAGATTAAAAAGAATGTTTAACTGCGTGGACTGTGGAGAGTCAGAGCCAATAGTCCTTGAGTTTGATCACGTAAGAGGCAAAAAGAAAAAAGCTATAGCTGATATGGTGTCCCACTCCTACAGTATAGAAACTATAAAAGAAGAAATTAGAAAGTGTGAGATAAGGTGTGCAAATTGCCATCGTAAAAAAACACATGAGCGAATGCACTCGTAGCTCAGTTGGATAGAGCATCTGCCTTCTAAGCAGACGGTCACAGGTTCGAATCCTGTCGGGTGTACAAATTAAATTCAATGTCTGTACTTGTAGATATAGATGGCTATGAAACTAAAGGGATTAAAATCGACCCTAACGGCACAGAGGGAAATCACTTCGAATCGAGTGGGCTACTTATTGTGCTACCAAAAAAACCGAAGCGATCTGAGATACTCTTCCATGAAGAGCCAAAGGAGTTGCAGTTGTGGAGGCGCTTGCCTATGCCCGAAGAACTGCAAAGGATTCGAAGTATGGATGAGTGGTTCGAAAAACCTGCCGAGTTTCGGTCAAAGTTTCGTGTATACATCGAAAAAGAGTTTCAACGCAGGAGGAACGGCGTTTGGTTTTACAACAATGGGGTCCCTACGTATATTACAGGGAGACACTATATGTTTCTACAATGGTCTAAAATCGATATCGGATACCCATCATACCTTGCTTTCCAAAGAGAAATCTTTCTTCACATGGCTGCTTGCGAAGCTGATCCCCGTTGTTTCGGTCAGCTATATACTAAGTGTCGTCGTTCTGGCTACACTAATATATGCTCTGCTGTACTTGTTGACGAAGCTAGTCAAGTTAAAGAGAAGCTTTTGGGGATTCAGTCAAAGACTGGTAAAGACGCTCAAGAAAATATTTTTATGAAAAAAGTAGTCTCTATTTTTAGAGGCTACCCTTTCTTTTTCAAGCCTATCCAAGACGGTACGACTAACCCTCGTATGGAGTTAGCGTTTCGTGAGCCATCGAAACGTATCACGAAAAACAACAAGACGTCTTACCGTGGTGATGCACTTAACACCGTAATTAACTGGAAGAACACCACGAACAACGCATACGATGGTGAGAAGCTACACATGCTGTACCTCGATGAGGCGGGCAAGTGGGAGAAGCCTACAGACATCCGTGAGGCTTGGAGGATAGAAAGAACTTGCTTGATTGTAGGTAAGAGGATTGTCGGAAAAGCAATTGTTGGATCTACTGTCAACCCTATGAATAAAGGAGGGAAAGAGTACAGGGGTTTGTGGAATGACTCAAATCCCAACGAAAGAAATGCCAACGGAAGAACTAGGTCGGGTCTTTACAGAATATTCATTCCTGCATACGAAGCCCTAGAGGGTTTCTTTGACGAATACGGAAACGCAGTAATAGAAGACCCCGATCAAAATGACAAAATACAAGGCATAGACGGAGAAGTCATAGAAAGCGGGAGTAAGTCTTACTTGAAGAACGAAAGAAAATCTTTTAAAGATAACCCTTCTGAGCTTAATGAGATAACCAGGCAGTTTCCGTTTACCGAGGACGAAGCATTTAGAGACAGTATTGAAAGCAGCCTTTTCAACATAGGCAAAATTTATCAGCAGATAGAGCACAACGATGAGCTATATCCCAACCCCGTAGTTACAGGAAACTTTACTTGGAAAGAAAAAGACAAAGAAGTTGTTTTTTCTCCAACTCCAAACGGCAGATTCAAGGTATGCTGGATGCCTGAATCCAACGAAAGGAATATATGTAAGCTAGAGAGAGGGAAGAGAGTTGCTCCTTTCCCTGAATATGGATGTGGTGGTGTTGACTCTTATGATTTAGATGCTACGGTAGATAATAGAGGCTCTAAAGGTGCCCTACACATGTACAATAAGTTTAACATGAATCGACCATCAAACATGTTTGTTGTAGAATATGCTTCACGTCCAGACTTGGCTAGCATCTTTTATGAAGATGTGTTGATGTGTGCTTTTTATTACGGATACCCTTTGCTCGTAGAGAACAACAAGTATGGTATTGTAAGATACTTTGAGTCAAGAGGTTATGATGGTTACTTAATGGACAGACCGAAACACCTTCTTAGTGCTTCTTCACACACAAATGTGAAAACAAAAGGTATCCCATCTAACTCTCAAGATGTCATACAGGCTCATGCTCAATCTATAGAAAAATATATTCATGAACATGTAGGTGTTAGCTATGAAACTGGCGAAGTAGGTAATATGTATTTTAACAGAACGCTAGAGGATTGGATAGGATTTAAAATAGACAAGAGAACTAAATATGACTTGACTATTAGTTCTGGTCTTGCATTGTTAGGGTGTCAAAAACAAAAACAAAAGAAACAATCTAATTTCAATGATCGCGTATTTTTTAGAAAGTATAAGGTCAATTAACGATTTGCTATATTTGCAAACAAGCGTACTGTGCTTTAAAAAATATGAATTATAAAAACGACAACAAGAAAGGCTCGTTTCCCGATCCGTTAGCAAGCACTGAAACGAAAAACAGTAAGGCTTACGGGATTGCATACGCAAAAGCGATGGAGTCTCAGTGGGGAAAAATGACTAGCTCCACATCTCTTTATGGGAAGAGAAATGTTATTTTTGAAAGGAGTAGAGATTACGCTAACGGTAATCAAGACACCAATATATACAAGAAGCTTCTTCGGTCTTTAAATCCGAACGATGGCGATGGCAGCTTGATGAACCTGGACTATACTCCAGTTCCTATTCTCCCAAAGTTTGTTCGTGTTGTTGTAAACAAAATTCTCTCTAGAAATCCCTACCCTAACCTTGAAGCTGTAGATCCGCTTTCTTCTTCTGAAAAAGACAAAAAGAAAAGAAGAGTAGAAATTCAGATTCAAGCAAAACAAAAGCTTCAAGCTCTAAAAGAAAAAAGCGGCGGGTTGGTTCTTGACATCAATCCTGACGAACTTCCAGATTCTTTAGAAGAGTCGGAAATATTTTTAGGCACAAACACCAAGACCGATGCTGAAGTGGCAGCTCAGATTGGAACGAATATGACTCTTTCTTGGAACAGCTTCACTGATAACATCTTTAGACGATGTGTGAATGACTTGGTTTCTTTGGGTATGGCTGTCGTACATAGGACCAACGATCCCAATGAGGGAATTAAAACTAACTATGTTGACCCAACTAAGTTTATTCATAGTTACACAGAGGACCCCACCTTCCAAGATTTAATTTATGCGGGTCACATTAAGACGGTATCCATACAGGAGCTAAAAAGGTTAGCTGGTCATGAGCTAGAAGAGCACGACTTTGAAAAGATAGCTAAGACTGTAAGTGGCAAATATGGAAATGATTCTAGTGCGTTAAACAAGACCTCTTACAACAATCGGCTTATGCGTCAAGAGTATGGGTACGATGAGTATATGGTTAACATATTAGACTTTGAATTTATCTCTGTTGATTGCATTTATTTCGAAGAAAAAGAAAACAGGTTTGGCAACGTAAACTTCTTTATGAAGGGTTTTAACTATGAGCCCAAACAGGGAAGTGTATTTGAAAGAAAACCGCACAAAATGGAAATTGCTACTGTTTACGGTGGCAGTTATATCCTAGGTGGTTCTGATATGATTTTCAACTATGGGATGAGCAAGAATATCCCTAAGAATATTCATGATATATCTAAGTGCAGACTGTCTTATTCTGTAGTTGCGACAAACATCCGCAACATGATGCCAAAGTCTTTGGTGGATAGTTGCACGGGTTTTGCCGACATGTTGCAGTTGACTCACCTGAAGTTGCAGCAGGCTATCGCAAAAGCTAAGCCTGACGGACTGATTATTGATATTGAAGGTTTAGAAAACGTACAGCTTGGCAAGGGCGGTGAGTTGCAGCCGCTAGATCTTCACGATATCTACGAGCAGACTGGTGTCTTTTATTACAGAAGTAAGAACCCAGAGGGTGGGTTCCAAAATCCGCCAGTCAGAGAGATAGGTAACAGCATCCGCAATATCAATGAATTGATTGGTTTATACAACCACTATCTCAGAATGATTCGTGACACTACGGGAATCAACGAGATGATGGATGCTTCTACACCGAAAGGCGATACACTCGTGGGTGTTCAGCAGCAAGCTATAGCAGCTGGGAACAATGCTATATACGACATCACTAATGCTTCTATGGTGTTGTTTAAGTATGTGTGCGAAGACATAGTGAAGTGCATACAGATACTTCCTTCTGAGTCTGTTTTGTATAGGGTTTATGAGAACGCTATCGGAAAAGAAAACATGTCTGTCCTTTCTTCGTTTAGCAACTTGCCGATGTACAACTTCGGCGTGCAGGTAGTCAAAGAAATGGAGGACAAAGACAAAGCATACTTGGAGCAGAACATACAGATTTCTTTGCAGCAAAAAGAAATAGATATTGAGGATGCTATAGCTATTCGCAACATAAAGGATGTGAATCAAGCTGAGCGTTTGCTTGTGATTCGAAGAAAAAAGAGGATTGCTTCTCAACAACAGATTGCTGCACAAAACTCTCAATTTCAAGCTCAGCAAGCTCAGGCTGCTGCTCAGGCGGCTTCTCAAGGTAGGATGCAAGAAATGCAGATGGAAGCACAGATAGACGCTCAAAAGATGCAGCTTAAAACTCAGTTAGAGTCGCAGCTTGAACAGATGCGCCATCAGTTTAGAAAAGAGATTGAGATAATTAAGGCTCAAGCTACTCTTGGATTTAAGACTGACGATCAAGAGTTTAAAGAAAAAATCGAAGTTCTCAAAGAGAATAGAAAGGACGAAAGGATAGATAAGCAGGCGGAGAAGCAAAGCAAGCTTATATCTCAACGTCAGGGCAAAAGGGGTGAAATCACAGAGGGCTCGGATATACCAGTAAATATTACAAACACACTATTAGGTTGATATGGGAAGTAGCGTAAACTTAGATGTAGCAGAACAACTAGATATTACTTGCAGAAGAGGTGATACGTTTTCTCTTACTTTGACTTTAAAAGACTCTAGTGGCACTGCTTTGCAGCTATCTACTTTGGGCTATGAGTTTTTGATGGATGTAAAAACGTCTGCTCAAAGAACTAGGTCTGGAGTCTCTGAAAGAGAAGTTATTGCATCTAGCACTTTGTCGTCTTCTCAAGCAAATGCAAAACAACTTAGCGAAAGTCAAAAAGGTAAGCTGAGCACAGGCTTTGAGTTTACAGATATTACTGATAGCGGGACTGTAAAAGTTACCGCATCTGCTGATACGATGGCAAATCTTCCTGTCGGTATATTTAGTTACGATATCCAGCAAAAAGTAGGTGATGTCGTCACAACTATTCTTAGAGGTTCATTTACTGTAAACGAAGATATTTCTAGGTGATATGGCTATAACAGTTACTTCTAGCGGTGGAAACTCTATCACCACTACGGAAACTGGTGGCACTACGATTACCGTAAATGAATCTTCTACCTCCGTAACAGTTACCCCTCCTGCTTCTAGCTCCATAACAGTAACAGAAAAAGGAATCAAGGGTGACAAAGGTGACACTGGCGACACAGGAGCTACAGGTGCAACTGGCGCGACAGGCGCTACAGGAGCAGCAGGCGCTGATGGAGGAAGCGATATTTCTTTAGATACCTCTCCTCAGCTAGGTGGAGACTTGGATGTTCAGTCTAGCAAGATTACTACATCTACTAGTAACGGAAATGTAAAGATTGACCCCAACGGAACAGGGTGCGTTGAGATTATGGGCGATGGGACTGATGACGGCACCACAGGGGCCATACAGTTAAATTGCTCACAGAACACCCACGGCGTTAAAATCCAAAGCCCAGCTCACTCTACAGGAGCAACATATACCTTGACACTTCCGCCAGGTGTAGATTCTGGTGATGCTAATAAAGTGCTTCAAACGGATGCTAGCGGTAACTTAGACTGGGTTGCTTTGCCGTCAGACACCAACACTCAAAACACAACTACTCTATCTTTTGTAGATAGCTCCGATGACATCATTCTTAGAAACACTACGGGTGGTGCAGGTTCTGGGACTGACGATATCAAGTTTGTTGCTGGATCTAATATAACCCTGACTCACACAGATGCAGACAATATTACGATAGCGTCTACAGACACTAATACTCAGCTCTCTACTGAGCAAGTCCAAGATATAGCTGGACCCTTAGTCGCTACTGGCGGAACAAAAACAGGCATTGCCGTTACTTATGATGATGCTAATGGCAATATGGATTTTGTGGTTGCCTCTGACTTGAATACTTCTGGCAACGCTGGTACAGCTACAGCACTTGCCACAGCAAGAGCAATCAATGGCGTGGATTTTGACGGGACCGCTGCAATTACTGTTCCCGCTGCTGGGTCTACCTTGACTGATACTGTACCAGTTTCAAAGGGCGGAACCAACGCAACTTCGTTTACAGACAAGGCTGTAATTATTACTCAGGATAGCGGAACGGATACGCTAGCTGCTGCCGCTATGACTACAGACGGATCGTTACTTATAGGCGGTAGTAGCGGTCCAGCAGTTGGTACCCTTACGGCTGGTAGCAACATCACCATTACAAACTCCGACGGTGGAATTACTATTGCTGCCGCAGGTGGTGGAGGCGGTGGTAGCGGAGATATTGAAGGTGTTACCGCAGGCACTGGTCTTTCTGGTGGAGGTAGTTCGGGTAGCGTAACTCTAAATGTAGAGGCCGCACAAACAGGCATCACCTCCGTAGTAAACTCTAGCTTAGAAATTGGTAGAGACGCCGACAACAGAATCAAGTTTGGTACTGATAACCAAATCATCTTCAGAGTTAGCGGCGGAGACGGAATCACTATGAAAGCCTCAGGTGAAATAGAGGCGACTAAGTTTGACGGAGCTCTTGAAGGCAACGCTGATACAGCATCGGCTTTAGCTTCCGCTGTAAACATTGGGGGTGTTAGCTTTGACGGTTCAGGCAACATAGATCTTCCAGGCGTAAATAGCGCAGGGAACCAGAACACCTCTGGCACGGCTGCTATTGCTACTACCGTTACAGTTACGGACAATGAAAGCACTGACGAAGAAAACGTAATAACCTTTGTTGCTGGGGCAGCAGGCAGCGGTAACGTAGGGTTAGAAGCAGACGGTGATTTAACATACAACCCTTCTTCAGGCACTGTTTCAGCTACCGTATTTTCTGGAAACCTGTCTGGAAATGTTGACGGAACTGAAAGCGAATTTGTAACACAGACTTCAGCGGTTAACGCTGCTGGAGAGGCTGAGGGGACTATAGTTAAGTTTGGAAACGACTCCACTACCGCAGGAAAAGTATACACATTTAGTAGTGGAACATGGGTTGAGGTGGATGCTAACGACGAAGCAAAAACAAAAGGGTTACTAGCTATGGCTTTAGGTAGCAACTCTACTACAAATGGCATGCTTGTACACGGGGTAGGCTATCTCAATCATGATCCTGGATCTGCTGGCGATATTCTTTACATAAGTCATTCTGCGACGGGTCAGATTTCTAGTACTCAGCCTAGCGATAGCGCTGATTTTGTTCGCGTTGTCGGACACTGCCTCGCCGACAACAAAGTCTTTTTCTCACCATCACAAGATTACATTGACCTTGCATAACAATGCCAACATCTGGAGATATAAATGGAATTGCCATGGCTGACATAGCTGACATTAACGGAGTGGACGTACCATCTGGCGGTGGAGGAACGGCCTCAACGACACCAACAATCTCAGTCAGTGGGGGAGTATTTGGAGCAGTAACTGTTCAGGTAACAAATCACAGCAGTTTTACAAACCCGAACTATCAATGTACGGCGGCGGTTGGTGGAACGACTACGGTAACCGACACTCAGGTGGACCATACGTTAGAAACTGCGGCTGACAGTATTAGTGATACAATGAGCTTCAGCGACACTAATACGGCAACAGGCACAAGAACGGTCACGGTTCGAGCGCAAGAATTTGGCGACAACATACAGAGCGCAGCTGCCACAGCAACTTATGATGTTAGTTTCGTACAAAAGCGATACATCCGCCTACGCGGAGTCACATCAGCGGGTGCTAATTCTAGTTCACGTCTCGCAATATCCGAGTTGAGTTTTTTCACAGGATCAAGTCAAAGTGGAACTGAATACCCAACTACAAACCTTACAAGCAACACTTCGGAAACAGGCATCGAGGTTAGTCAGGGGCATCTGTTTTCAAGTAGTTATGACGCTTGGAAAGCAGTAAACGGCAGTAACTTTGACCTTGCATGGCTTCTGGCTACAAATGCGACAAACAATTGGTGGCAACTAAAATTTGAATCGGGAACATATTCAACGATTCCGATCATCAAAAGCATGGAAATCCGTTTTCATAGTCAGAACGATGCGACACATTTTCAACTTCAAGGCAGCGACACAGGTAGTTTTTCAGGTGAAGAAACCGACTTCGCAATCTTTCAAGTAACTGCTGAAGACACTTTTTTAAACTTTGGATAATGGGCTATTCGGAACAATTACAAGCAGTTATAGATGAGGTTGGGGAGCAGCTAGTGTTAGATTTTTTGCTTGGTAAGGATAGCGACAAGGTTAAGGTTGCAGCACAATTATCAAAGGATAGTGACGGATCGTTGACTCAATCTGACAAAGACGTCATCGCCACCCTATAATTTTGTTTTTATTACTTTTGCTTAATGTCTCTGACTAAAAGCGAAAAAGCAAAGCTGAAGCGACTTGGGCTGTCTGGTTTAAACAAGCCAAAAAGGACCCCATCTCATCCCACTAAGTCACACATAGTGGCCGTTCGAGTAGGTGGTAAAATTAAAATCATTCGCTTTGGTCAAAGGGGGGCTAAAACCGCTGGTAAGCCCAAGCCAGGAGAAAGCGCTCGCATGAAAGCGAAGCGCAAGTCATTCAAGGCTCGACACAGAAAGAACATTGCCAAGGGACCATCCAGTGCTGCTTACTGGGCAAACAAAGTGAAATGGTAAGACTTACACTGTTTTTATTGTTATTACCGATTTATGCGTTTGCTCAGCCTGGTTGGGTAAACGTATCTGTTTTTACAGACCAATATGGTAATGAAACTACTTGGGAGATATACAATCCCAACCTGCCAGCAGGTCCAGCCGTAGTAGCTGCATCGCCTGGTGGATACTTCGGCAACAATCTCTTTAACAGCATGGTGATTCTACCTCCTGGAGATTACGAGTTTGTAATCTACGATTCGTTTGGAGACGGAATCTGTTGTGGTTTTGGTGAGGGCTGGTTTAGCCTAACCAACAACTGCGGCCTCGATACAGCTGTGTACGACTTCGGAGGGTCTGAGCTCAACGTTCCGTTTACGCTTGTGCCTTGTGAGCTGCCAATTCCTGGGTGTATGGATGAATCATCCAACAACTACAACCCATGGGCTACAGAGGATAACGGCACATGCAATGTAAGCGAATGCCCAGAGGGTGAAGCGTTCGTATCTATGGAGCTGACGCTAGATAACTGGCCCAACGAGACTGGTTTTACACTAGTAGACTTGGCTGTAGGTCAGTTCTACGAGCAGGTGTTTCCAGGACAGTTTAACTTCGGGGATCAACTAGCTACGTACACCTATGACTTCTGTGTTTCGCTGGGCTTTGAGCTCATCCTTACAGACACATACGGAGACGGACTAAACGGAAGCGCGACTGGCGGTATCGCCGATGGCGGTGTAGTAATCACGGCATGCAACGACTCTGTTGTGTGGGAGCTTGAGGATATCGCCTTTGCAGAGGGTGACGGACTGGTGGCCTACTCAGGGGCTGTTTTCGTAGACCCTTGCCCTGTCGATCCTCCAGTAGTTGGCTGCATGGATGACGATTACGTTGACTACAACCCAAACGCTACGGAGCCAGGAGACTGCATCACGCTTCACACCTGGGGGTGCATGGACACGACAGCCTTTAACTACGATGCTG